TGCGCCAGTTGAATGACTACTACGCGGGCTTTACAGCCGGCAGTTACGCCACCAGCGGACGCACGCAGCTTACACCTGGCAACAGCTATGTGGCTATCTACACCTGCTGCCGCATCAATCGAAATCCTGGCTTGATCATGGGATCCGTGACCAGCGGGTCAAATGTCATTACCAAACTCAAGTGGGCTTTCGGTACTGGTGACACCCTAGACACAGGGACTACATACCCTTACTCCTGGCTAACTATGGGTGTTGGTGACTTGTTCATCCATCCAGAAATTGAACGAACAAATGTCGGCGGGTCTGGTCTAAGTGCTTTGAATCCGATAACTGCCATCGACACGACAGCCAGAACTATTACTCTTGCGAATAACTTCAATATATCAGACCCCCACTATCCTGTTGTGTTCTACGTCAAGGTTCACAACACATGAGGCGTCATCGTAAGCGGCCGGATATCAAGGAGCTTATGAAGAGGGGTGTGGATGATCCTCGGGTTGTTCCATACCCCTACCCAGACGTTCCAAATCCACCAGGGACACCACCCCCCGTTTATGGTCAGATCGAAGAAGTCAACTACCTTGTCGGCTCTAACGACGACGAGATCCTTATTCCAACTGGTCGATTGTATATCTGAGGAGTGAGATGCCTGTAGATCCCGATACAAAACAAGCCCTCAAGGACGCTCTCAAGGAATGGCTTGATGAGCGGGTGGCCGACGTTGGTTGGTGGTCTGTACGTACCTTGACCCTTCTGGGACTAGGGGCGCTGGTGTATTTTATCCTGCAAACCAACGGCTGGCATAAGTGAGAAAAGAGCAAAGCAAGAAAGACCTTATCAGGGAGGCTGCTGAACGCGATCTAGAAAGCTTCATTCGTCTTGTACACCCCCTCCGCGTCATGGGAGGCATCCATAGTGAACTGATCCAATGGTGGACCAGGGAGGATGCAAAGACCCATCAGGTGGTCCTGCTACCCCGAGATCATGGCAAGAGCGCTATGGTCGCCTACAGGGTGGTCTGGGAGCTTACTCGCAATCCAGCCCTCCGGGTCCTGTATATCTCCTCCACGGCGAACTTGGCGATCAAGCAGCTGAAGTTCATCAAGGATATCCTCACCAGCGACATTTATCGCTTCTATTGGCCTGAGATGGTCAATCTGGATGAGGCTAAAAGAGAAAAGTGGACCGAAAATGAAATTGCAGTCGATCATCCCACTCGTAAGAGAGAAACTGTGCGAGACCCCAGCGTCTTCACTGCTGGCCTCACAACTTCTATTACTGGCCTCCATTTCGATATTGCAGTACTTGATGACGTGGTAGTGCGTGAAAACGCATACACCGAAGACGGTCGAGAGAAGACCAAGCAGCAATACAGCCTGCTAGCCTCGATCGAGTCCACAGACGCCCGAGAGTGGGTTGTCGGGACCAGGTACCACCCCAAGGACCTCTACAACGACATCATCCAGATGGCCGTTGACGAGTATGACGACGACGGAGAGATCACCGGCAGCGAGGCCCTCTACGAGGTGTTCGAACGCCAGGTGGAGAACCGCGGCGACGGCACAGGAGAGTTCCTGTGGCCCCGTCAGCAGCGTTTTGATGGCAAGTGGTTTGGATTTGACCAAAAGATCCTGGCCAAGAAGAGGGCACAGTACCTTGACCGCATCCAGTTCCGAGCTCAGTACTATAATGATCCAAACGATTCTGAGTCAGCTGCTATCCAAAGAGAATATTTCCAGTATTACGATAGACAGCATCTTAACAGGAGTGGTGGGTTCTGGTTCTACAAATCGAGACGACTTAACGTCTTTGCTGCCGTCGACTTTGCCTTTAGCCGATCGAGAAAAGCTGACTACACTGCTATCGTCGTTGTCGGAGTAGACGCAGACAAGAATTACTACGTTCTGGACATCGAGAGGTTCAAAACCGACAAGATCTCGGAATATTTCTCCAAGATCCTTAGCCTCCACCAGAAATGGGACTTCCGGAAGATCCGGGCAGAGGTCTCGGTAGCCCAGCAGGTGATCGTTACCGATCTCAAGCAGAACTACATCAGACCACACGGCCTAGCCCTCATAGTCGAGGAATTCAGGCCCACAAGGACCCAGGGCACCAAGGAAGAGCGCGTAGAGGCCATCCTCCAGCCCCGCTACCACAATCGCCAGATGTGGCACTACCTCGGTGGCAATTGCCAGATCCTGGAAGAGGAACTGGTCCTGGTGAACCCTCCCCACGACGACGTCAAGGACTGCCTGGCCAGCTGTGTCGACAGCTGCATAGCTCCCAGCAACGTCATCCACCTCTCCCAGCGTAATCAACTACAGCAATACACACATAGCAAGTTCGGAGGCATTTATTAAGAATGGGTGATGAATCAAAGAAAATCTCTGAACGTCAAGTATTGCGAAAGATGAACCCATTTGAGCCAAAGCTCTACGAGAAGATCGATTCAGGGCGTGGAAACATGCCAGAAATAAAAAAGCTTCTTAAGAAAAAGAGTAACACGCAAGGTGGGTATTCAGACAATCCAGATGATATCGTATTCTAATGGCCGGTAGAGTCCTCGATCTCCAAAGTATCATAATTCCAGATCAGCTAGGCTGCTCCATTGCGCAGCACTGGATGACCTGGAACACTCTTCGTCAGAACAAGATCGATGCTTGGGACGAGGTACGCCGCTATGTCTACGCCACTGATACAAGCGTAACCACCAATAGCAAGCTGCCGTGGAAAAACAAGACCACAATTCCCAAGCTCTGTCAGATTCGAGACAATCTTTTCGCCAACTATATGGCCAGCATGTTCCCAAAGAGGAAATGGCTGACCTGGGAGGCGGACGACAAGCAATCGAACATCCGGGACAAGAAGGAAGCCATCGTCAACTATTCGGCATGGATGATTTCCCCGGATCAGTTCAAGAAGGAAGTTCAGAAGCTTATCCTCGACTACATCGACTACGGGAATGCGTTCGTCATGCCAGACTGGCGCGACAACACCGTAGAGTTGGAAGATCGAGTCCAGACAGGCTACGTAGGGCCGGTACCAAAGCGTATCTCTCCCGTAGACATCGTTTTCAATCCCATCGCCCCTAGCTTCGAGGACAGCCCCAAGATCGTCCGCTCGATCGTCCAGATCGGGGAGGTCAAGGAGCTGATCACCCGTCTCTCCAAGATGGAGGAGAACGAGGAGGCCGAAGCCCTCTGGAACTACGTCAAGGGACTTCGCTACACCGCTCGGCAGCACGCCGGGGATGTCAAGGTCAAGGACGACTATCTCCAGGTCGATGGCTTCACAGGATGGCGTGAGTACCTCACAGGGGACTACGTCGAGCTCCTGACCTTCTACGGAGACATCTACGACTACGACAAGGACACGTTCCTCCGGAACCAGGTCATCGTCGTAGCAGACCGTCACAAGGTCATCCACAAGGCTCCAAACCCCAGCTTCTTTGGTCGGGCTCCCATCTACCACGTTGGATGGCGGCCGAGGCAGGACAACCTCTGGGCCATGGGTCCTCTCGATAACCTGGTCGGCATGCAGTACCGCATCGACCACATCGAGAACCTCAAGGCCGACGTGTTCGACCTCACGGCATTCCCGCCCCTCAAGATCAAGGGCTATGTCGAGGCTTTCACCTGGGGACCGATGGAGAAGATCGTCGTAGGCGACGATGGTGACGTGGAGATCATGTCTCCCGACATCAACGCCCTCAACGCCAACATCGAGATACAAAACCTTGAGAAGATCATGGAAGAGATGGCCGGGGCGCCAAAGGAGGCCCTAGGGTTCCGTACTCCCGGAGAGAAGACCAAGTACGAAGTACAGCGCCTCGAGAATGCGGCATCACGCGTCTTTCAAAACAAGATCTCCCAATTCGAGGAGCAGCTCATTGAGCCTCTCCTCAACGCCATGCTGGAGCTCGCCCGTCGCAAGATGACCACGACCAGTGTCCGGGTCTTCGACGACGAGTTCAAGTTCAACACATTCCAGGAGCTGTCGGTGGACGACATCACAGGGACTGGTCGTATCAAACCCATTGCAGCCCGCCACTTCGCGGAGAAGGCCCAGCTCCTACAGGACATCAACGGGTTCTTCACCTCGCCACTAGGCCAGGATCCAGAAGTCAAGATGCATTGGTCCTCAGTGAAGATCTCCAAGATGATGGAGGAAGTCCTTGAGGTCGAAGACTACCAGATCGTTGTCCCCTACGTCCGACTGGACGAGCAGGCCGACGCTCAGCGCTTCGCCAACAGCCACCAGGAACAGGTCGCCATGGAGTCCCAGACTCCCCACGGTCTGACACCGGATGACACGGACGAAGACCTACTTTCGATGGGAGCACCCGATGAAACGACTGCCGATGGTGTGGACCAAGCACCTCCAGGACAGTGAACAACAGCAACAGCTAGAAGCAACACTTAGGTCAAGCAAGACAGCCATTACCCGCCTACGAGAGATCATCGACGAAAAAGAACGAGATCTCCTGGCCTCCGAGACAAGTATCAAGGATTTTGAAGATCCTAACTGGTCTTACAAGCAGGCTTACAAGAATGGACAGAGGGCAGGCTACAGAGAGCTAAGACAGCTACTAGATTTCATTTAAGGACATAGATGACCGATCTATTCGAAGAGAACCCAGACCAGGGGATTGCAGACGTCAAGATTGAAGATCTTGTCGGAGAAGGAAAGAAGTTCAAGACCGTAGAAGACGCTATCCGAGGAAAGCTGGAAGCAGACCGCTTCATCGAGCAACTCAAAAGTGAACTAGGCGGACTACGGGAAGAGCTGAATACGCGGATTAAACTAGAAGAGTTCATGGACCAATTTAAGAACACTTCGCCACAACAGAGCCAACCAAGCGGGGATAACCAAGACCGTAGAGGTGGAGATGACACCGCGTTAAGCCCGGACACAATTCGTAAGCTCCTCGATGAGGAACTACAGAAGCGTGAACAGGTAAACACTGCCAAGCAGAACCTTAGTTCTGTGAAGCAGAAGCTAGCCGAAACATTCGGCAGCAATTACGCAACTCGCCTTGATGCGGAAGCGAAGAAACTCGGCGTTAGCCGGGACTTTCTGAACAACATGGCAGCTACGTCACCAAACGCCTTTCTACGGCTGGTTGGTGTCGACACGACAGTCACCAGGACGGATGGGGACATCTTTACTCCACCCACGAGCCAGAACACAGGTTCTACTCAGTCCAGCGGTACTTCTCGTAATCAGACGTACTACAACAAGTTGAAGGCACAGGACCCCAAAGCATATTGGTCCCCAGCCGTTCAGAATGAAATGCATCGCGAAGCCATGCGTCAAGGGGAGGCATTTTTCACCTAATAATTTGGAGTAACCACATATGGCTGGTTTTTCTGCTGCCTCGAACGAGCACCTAATTCGTTCAAATATCTGGTCCACCCAGCTCAAGGAAGTCCTTGAGGATCAGCTCATGGCCATGGGATACGTTGATATGATCAGCGACTTCCCCGATGGCGACACGCTCAACATCCCCTCGATCGGTCAGGCCGAAGTGCTCGACTACGATGAGGGTCAGTCCATCCGCTACACTGCGATGGATACCGGCAACTTCACCTTCTCGATCAACAAGTATAAGAGCTCCGCTACTTATATCACCGAGAAGATGAAGCAGGACAGCTTCTATATGAGCCGTCTTGTGTCCTCGTTCGTACCGAAGCAGTCCCGTGCGATTGCCAAGTCGATGGAAGTGGACATCCTCGCTCTAGGCCCAGAGGCCCAGACTGCCACGAGCTCCAACCAGATCAACGGTGCCAAGCACCGCTGGATTGCCTCCGGCACCAACGAGGTCATTGCTCCCCAGGACTTCGCCAAGGCTCGCTACGCCCTCCAGAAGGCCAACGTCCCAATGGTCAACCTCGTTGCCATTGTCGACCCCTCGGTGGAGTACGCGCTGTCCACGATCTCCAACCTGGTCACCGTTTCCAACAACCCACGTTGGGAAGGCGTCATCCGTGACGGTATCGGTACCGGCATGAAGTTCGTCATGAACGTGTACGGCTTCGACGTCTACGTCTCTCAGAACCTCAAGTCCGGTCTCTCGGAGCAGGTCGATGCCACAGGCCCCACAGCGGCCGCTGGCGTTGCCAACCTCTTCTTCTCCGCTGCCCCTGATGTCCTGCCCTTCGTCGGCAGCATCCGTCAGCCTCCGAAGGTTGACTCGGAGTTCAACAAGGACCTCCAGCGCGAAGAGTACGTCACCACCTGCCGTTATGGCTTCAAGCTATTCCGTCCCGAGAACATGGTCGTTGTCATCTCCGACACGGACCAGGTCTAATTTATAGCTAGGAGTATATAACAATGGCATGGACTAATTCAGACGGCCTATACGTCAAGTTCGGCAAGGAAGAGGCCACCGTAGGGACTGCTGGTGAATACCGCACTCCCGGTCTGGAGCGTATCACCGAAGTGGTGATTACCCTCACGAGCCTCGCCTCTGCCGCTGCACGTCTCGACGAGCATGTAACCATCCCCGCTGGTGCTCGCATCACCAAGGTGAAGGTCATCAACGAGGTGGCTGCTACCGGCTCAGGTGCAACCCTCAACGTCGGCTTCCAGCGACTCGATCGCTCGACCGAGCTCGACTACGACGGCCTGCTCGCTGCAGCTGTCGTGGCTGACTACAACGCAGCTGGTGAAACCAAGGAGTACTCGGTTGGCACTTCCACCGTAGGTGCTCTTGTCGGTACGACTCTCGCCTACACCGGATATCTGACTGCCGACTATGACACGGCAGCGTTCGACACGGGCAAGATCCGTGTCCAGATCTTCTGGTACAAGCCCTAATACTTAGGGGGCTCTTCGGAGCCCCTCTTTTCCTTTGGAGGACACATTGACCGATATTCAGAAGACCGCAGATGCCCTCCGTTGGCTCGCTGGTGACTCCGACGCAGTGAAGGCCCTAGAGGCCGTAGCTGTCGACGTAGCCGCCGTCGCAGCTGAGCGTGACGCAGCTGTGAACCGTTCCAAGGCTCTGGAGGAGGCTCTCTCCCGTTCCCAGGCTGCCGCCGCATCTCTCGCCACCATCATCGCCCAGGTCCGTGAGGACGCTGCCGATGGTGTCCTGGACAACCCCGTACCAGAGGATCCCTCCACGGAGGCTCCCGCTGATGAGGCTCCAGTAGCCTAATGCCAAGCCACGCTTCTCTGACCGGAGCCAATCTGCACGAACCCAAGGGTGCTGATTCAGCCTCTGCCAATACCGTCTACGTCGCCAATGGCTCCGGTTCAGGGACGTGGCAGAAGGTAGGAGCCAACAGCATCGGCTCCGATATCTACAACAGCAACAAGATCTGGCTCACAGCTGTCCTTGCTGACGTATCCACAGCCAGCTCCGTCTACATCCCAGTTCCCCGTGCGTGTACCCTCTCCAAGGTCACCAGCATCATCAGCAACACCATCACAAGCGCCAATAGCACCATTACGGTGACCAAGGTCGGTGGTGGCGTAGCCGGGACCATGACCATCGCCTACAGCGGTTCTGCCGAAGGCGACATCGATGAACTGACCCCAGCTTCCAACAACACATTTACAGCAGGCCAGTGGTTCAAGATTGCCACAGACGGTGGTAGCTCCACGACAGCAACAATTACTTTTCTTATTGAACTTACACTGACGTAAGGGTTTTCAATGACAACTTGGACTAACGCAGATGGTCTGCGTATTCGTTTCGCAAGGGAAGAGGCGACAGTTAATCTCGACAAAGGCCAAGTTCATGAAGCCTATGCCGAAAATACCCAGTCCCTTATCACAGACGGTGTAACCGACAACACCACGACCCTCCAGGCAGCCATCGAGGCTATCGAGGCGGCTGGTGGTGGTGAGCTGACCCTTCCGGCAGGAGATATCGTCCACACCGGACTGACTGTTACCGGCCCCATTGTTATTCGTGGAGCTGGTCGAGACCTGACGAGGCTTATTCTCGCAGACAACAGCAACACTGACAACATCACCATTACTGCCGTTGACCAGTCCGATCCCCTATGGATTGAGTTCTCAGACTTCACTGTCGATGGTAACGACGCCAACCAGTCCCAGGGCTCCGGTATCTACCTGCCCACTCTTGGGTCGGGTTATGGCCAGGCCATGTATATGCGGTTCATGATTGTCAAGAACTGCAAGGAGCATGGTGTAGAAATCCAGTCGAACCGTAATGCTGGTGGCATCTACAACTGTGGTCTGCGCGAGAATACCCTTGATGGTCTCTATGTTCAGACGTCAGGTGACTTCCGTGTCAATGGTTGTTCGTTTGGAGCCAACGGGCGCTACGGCGTAAACCTCATTGCTTCTTACGCAATGTTCTTTGACAATTGCTTCTCCTACTCCAACGGAAGCGTTGGACTCAATGTGCAGTCCTCTGCACAGGAGGTCTTTTGGCAGGGTGGTTCCATTGACCGTAACTCCTCCCACGGGGTTCTTGTCACTGGTGCTGGTAGCGCTACGGCAATCCGTGGGTTCAAGCTAGCCAACACTGTCTTCTACGAGAACAGCAACGGTACGACCAATACCTCCTCTAACATCAAGATTACTGACTCGGTCGGTGGTGTCGGCATCATCATGTGCCACTTCCAGCGTTCGAGCGGCAATAACCCGAAGTACATTATCGAAACGTCCGGAACCACAACAAACGTCCTGTACGCTTTCAATTCATACGAGAGTGTCGCAGCCAGCAGCGAACCCTGGCTTACCGACCTGACCAATGATGAGACGGATCTCATGGTGGTTGGTGATCCCTACCTGGACGCCCGGATGGTCAAGAATCAGATCATGCGTAACGCTAACCCCATTATTGAACTATACGAGACAGACGCCTCTAGCAACGCCAAACGCTGGCGTCTCGATGCTGAAAGTAACGAACTGCGTGGCCGTCTCCTCAGCGATGACGGGACATCCTCATCTCGTTGGGTCACGGTAACCAGATCAGCTCATAGTGCTACAGGTGTCTACCTCGGTGGTTCTAGCACAGCGGAAGCTGGTCTTGTCGTTATCCCCACAGCCAGTGGTGTAAACAAGCTGGCAGCTACAGGGTCTACCACAGGTAATGCGGTATCCCTCGGGGCTTCAGGATCTGATTCCAACATCGATATTGCAATCACACCAAAGGGTACCGGCAACCTCAAGTTTGGTACCTACACGGCTGGGGCAGCCACCGACAGCACCGGATACATTACTGTAAAAGACTCCGGTGGTACTGTCCGTAAGCTTATGGTTCAGGCATAATGGCTAAGCTAACTCTTTCAGACGTCACTAATCTAGAGAACGAGACTACAGCAGTAGCGACGATCAATGCCAACAGTGCTCTGATCGAGACAGCTCTGGAGAACACACTCTCGCGAGACGGAACTTCTCCCAACACGATGGGTGCCTCTCTCGACATGAACAGCAACCGGATCCTCAACCTACCGGCAGCTGTCGGCTCTACCGAGCCCGTACGCAAGGCAGAGTTCGACGCAGCCACATCAGAGCTGGCAGATCTCTCAGACGCCGTAGCAGACGCCGAGGCAGCACAGGCAGCTGCAGAAGCCGCACAGGCAGCCGCAGAGGCAGCCCAGGCAGCAGCGGAACTGGCGGCATCGCAATCCCAGGAAGGGACCATTGCTGACAACGCTGTGACCAACGCCAAGATGGCAGACAACGCCGTCAACACGGCCGAGATCGTCAATGGCGCTGTTACCAACGCCAAGCTGGCCGATATGGGCAACAACCTGATCAAGGCTCGCAAGACAGCCTCCACAGGTGTCCCAGAGGACTGCACGCTTAGCCAGGTGCTCGACTTCCTGACAGTCACCCGTGGGTCGATCTTCTACAGGGGATCGTCCTCCTGGTTGGGTCTAGGCCCTGGTACGGCTGGCCAGGTTCTCCAGACCAACGGAGCGGGAGCTGATCCCAGCTGGGTCACCCCCGCAGCCAACCCCACCGGCACCATCATTGCCTTTGCAGACGATGCAGCGCCTACCGGCTACCTGGAGTGCGATGGTTCCGCGGTATCCCGCAGCACCTACTCAGCCCTCTTCGCCGTTGTCGGAACCACATGGGGAGCTGGTAATGGTTCCACCACATTCAACGTACCCGATCTTCGTGGTGAATTCCTTCGTGGCTGGGACCACGGCAAGGGGACCGACAGCGGTCGTACCTTCGCCAGCTCCCAGAGCGAGATGATCGGGCCTCATAGCCACACAGCGAGCTCCTCAGGCTCTACCAGCAGCGATGGAGCACATACCCACACTGTCAGTGTCTACGACAGCGCTGGCGGCTCTCTCGTCCCACAGACAGCCAACACGGGTGGCAGCCCAGCCGTATCGGCTACGACCTCCTCCAGTGGTGCCCACACCCACACAGTGTCGGTCTCCACCACCGTGAATAACAACAGCGGTACAGAGAACAGGGTCCGCAACTACGCAGTAATGTTCTGCATCAAGACTTAAAGGTGCTTTATGAATCGCCAGAAGTTCTACGAATACGTCAGAAGGGCTCCCTTCGGTGGTAGGCTTACCCCTGCCCAGAAGGATGGCCTGGACCGTATTCTCGACCGCTGGGATGAAGAAGGTTACGACGATGATCGTTGGCTGGCTTACATGCTGGCTACGGTCTTCCACGAAACAGCAGCCACCATGCAACCTGTCGAGGAGAAGGGTGGTCGTGCATATCTCAAGTCCAAGCCCTATTATCCATGGTACGGACGTGGTCTGGTACAAATCACCTGGGAAGAGAACTACAAGAAGTTTGGCCTGAGGCGTCCAGAGCAGGCCCTCGAATGGGGCAAGGCTCTTGACATCATGTTTAAGGGCATGACCGAGGGCATCTTCACCGGCAAGAAGCTCAACCAGTACTTCAACGACCGGATAGACGATCCCCAGGGAGCCAGGCGCATTATCAACAAGATGGACAAGGCGAGGCTCATCGCCGGGTACCATCAGAACTTCCTCGACAGCATCAACGCTGCAAGGGCTTCAGAAGCCACAGAGGAGCCCCAGGACGGCGATCATGAGCGTCTGGCTACACCCCTACTGGAGGATACCTCCGTACGCACTGTAGCGGGCTCTGTGGCCTCCTCAGGGGCACTTGGTTATGTCATGTCCTATGTCGAGGGATGGGAAGGGGTAGCAATCGTCAGCATCCTGGGTGTCACAGCCCTGGCCTGCCTGACCTACTACTTCACCCACCGACAAAAGGAAAAGTACGAGAATGGTATCTAGCCTTCTGGCTCTCCTAAGCTCCTTAAGATATAAGCTATATATATATGGAGCTGCTGTTATTGGTTTTGGTCTTCTTATCCTAAAAGCATATCTAAGTGGACGTAGGGACGGTAGTCTCACCATACGTAGGGAGATCGACAAAAGAAACGAAAGAATCCAGAATGAGTGGAAAGAGATTGATCGTACCCCTAGTGATTTTGATGATGCCATTAGTGGGTTGCGTAAGAGATCTACCAAGGCAGGTTATAAATCCTCACCTTGATCCACCACCCTTCAGTGTTATTGAGGCTCTAGGTGGTGCGTGTAAGAAGGATCTGAAAGCTTGTATGTGGACTGTTAAATTGGAAAAGTTCTACCAGAAGCAAGATGTAATTGAATGAGCAAACTAACGCTACTTGAGCTAACTCAAAAGATCCTTTCGTCCATCGACGGTGATGAGGTCAACTCCATCAATGATACCGTCGAGAGCATGCAGGTAGTGGAGGTCATTCAGGACACCTACTACGACATCGTAGCACGTCTCAACCTACCCGAGATGTATGGTGTCTTTCAGCTCACAGCTTCTGGCAATACAGCCAAGCCTGTGACTATGTCGGTACCTAGTACTGTTGATTCTGTTCTATGGGTGAAGTACAATACCATAGAAAGCGGGGATACAGATCCCAAGTTTACAGACATCCATTGGATGGAACCCCTAGAGTTCATGGACTACGTCCTAGGACTCCAGGAGTCAGCGACCAACGTCATCAGCTACACAGCCCCCGATGGCAACCTATTGCTGTGCTACAACGACAGGGCTCCCAAATATTACACATCCCTGGACGACAGGTACATTGTATTTGATGCCTATGACTCTGCTGTCGACTCCACACTGCAGACGTCCAAGACCCAGTGCTACGGCACCAAGATGCCGACCTTCACCAAGTCCAACAGCTTCGTCCCTGACCTGGATGCGAACCTGTTCCCACTGCTTCTCAACGAAGCCAAGTCCACGGCATTTGCTGAGATAAAGCAATCTCAGAATGCCAACGCCGAACGCAAGGCAAAGAAGCATTGGATCAAATCTCAACTGACGGCACAGAACGTCAAGGGGTTGACCCTTTTTGAACAGCTGCCGAATTACGGAAGGAAATAATGTTCGATATTTTTAACACCCAGTCTGACAAAGACCTAAGCAACGACCGGACTCTCAAGCTCGACAACAACACAGTTCATATCCGTAAGTCAGATCCATATGGGTTCTGGTCGATCTCGATGGAGAGGGGACAGATCCCACACAAGCTAAAGGGACACTACACGTCCTTCACTGAGGCAGAGAAAGCAATCATGCACTACCTCAATGAGAAGGGACGAGAAGTGAAGGAAGTTTCCAAGTAAGGAATTTTAATGAGCCGCAATGTCGCCACATCTATTGAAAATAATTTCGTCAACGGATTGGTGACGGAAGCCACTGCTCTTAATTTCCCAGAGAACGCCGCTAGCGACACGGACAACTGCGTCTTCTGGCCAAAGGCGAACTTCACAAGACGACTAGGGATTGACTTTGAGAGTGGGTACACCACCCACACAGAGAACAGGGCTGATGTCGTCGTCAACTCATTCCTATGGCAGAACGCTGCTGGCAACGGTAACTACAACTTCGTAGTGATCCAGGTCGGCAGCACCCTGTCGTTCTATCGTGTCAATGCATCTGGTGCCCTGTCGGGGGACCGTATGTCCGACACCATCCTGTTGACAGACTTTGCCGTATCCGGCTCTCCGAGCCCAGCCCTGACCGAGGCACAGTTTGCCTATGGCCAGGGTTATTTGTTTGTGACCCATCCCACCTGCGAACCCTTCTATGTCGAGTACAACCCCGACACAGAGGATTTCACAGCCACCGAGATCACCATCTACATGCGGGATTTCGAAGGGGTGGACGATGGCCTGGCAGTGACCACAAGGCCAGGTGGTGGTGGCTCCAACGCCCACATCTACAACCTCTACAACCAGGGCTGGAACAACAGCCTCAACGTCCAGTTCGCTTCGACCGTAGGCGCCTATCCCAGCAACGCTGATGTGTGGTGGCTCTACAAGGACGCCAGCGAGGTCTTCACCCCGTCCCTGGCCAACCAGATCTACCGGGGCAACAGCCCGGCTCCCAAGGGCTCCTTCATTCTCGAAGCCTTCTACCAGGACCGCTCGGGGACATCAGGCGTCAGTGGCATCCCCGTGGTCAGCAGCGGCTACTACCGCCCCAGCACCGTAGCGTTCTTCGCCAGCCGTGTGTTCTACGCCGGTACCCAGGCCCAGGGCTTCTCCAACAAGATCTACTACAGCCAGGTCATCGAGACCCCACGGCAGTTCGGTCTGTGTCACCAGGAGAACGACCCAGCCTCCGAGGTCCAGTTCGATCTCCTCGCCACCGATGGTGGTGTGGTCAACATCCTCGACTGCGGTACCGTCATCAAGCTCGTGTCCCTCCAGAGCTCCCTCGTGATCTTCGCCAGCAATGGCGTATGGTCCATCAGCGGCAGCACCGGCACAGGGTTCACAGCCCAGGACTTCACCGTCCGTCGTCTGTCGTCCACCCCATGCCTGAGCGCCAGCTCCTTTGTGGACATGGGTGGAGCACCAGCGTGGTGGAACTCAGATGGCATTTACACCGTGGCTCCCACCAACCAGCTGGGTGACGTAGGCGTGGTGTCCATCTCCGAGAAGAAGATCAAGTCCTTCTTTAACGAGGAGATTCCCAGCGACTCCAAGCCCTACGCCAAGGGCTTTTTCAACAGCCTGACCAAGGTGGTGCAGTGGGCCTACCGATCGACAGAGGCAACCACTCTCACCGAGCGGTACACCTTCGATCGCATCCTCAATTTCAACACCGTCACGGGAGCCTTCTACCCGTGGTCCATAGACAGCTCTCCAGTGGGCATCAACGGCCTTGTCGCCATCCAGGGTACCGGCAGTACCTTCGAGCAGGAGACGGTCGTGGACGCTGACGGCAACGTCGTTACGGACCTGGGCAGCGCAGCTGTCACCGTGGACGAACTGACCACCTCTTCCCTGGCCTCCTTCTTCAAGTACATCGTCAGCTACCCCTCAGGGGGATCTTATGCGCTGACATTCGCTGAGGAGTCCGACGAGAGGTATCTGGACTGGTACACCTACGACAGCACTGGTGTGAATTACGACAGCTACGTACGCAGTGGCTACAAGGTACGAGGTGACGCTCAGAAGAAGTTTAACAGCAACTACATTTATCTGTTTGCTGGTAACGACAACCCAACCCAGCTTTATCTACAGGGTATTTGGGACTACGCCACAGATGGCGACCTGGGTGACTACACATCTCGACAGAAGCTAAACTTTAACACAGGCCACAAGAAGTACGACAAGAAGAGGATCAAGCTACGAGGATCAGGACTGGCAGTACAGTTCCTTGTCACATCCGTGGATGGTCAACCCTTCGATGTCATTGGTTGGTCGGTATTCGAAACAGCAAACTCAGGAATCTAATGTTAAAGATCGCTACCTGGGATGACTACTTCGACATCCAGGACATGTGCAAGAACTTCGCAGAACACAGCCCCTACACAGACATACAGCTCGATATCAACAAGCTGAACAGCGTCGTAGAGAACATCCTCAACGGTGACAAGGCCAAGGCCATCATCCTTCTCTACCTCAAGAACGACAAGCCTATAGGAATGCTGGCTGGCATCACAGCTGAGATGACCCTCAACTACGACAAGCTGGCCCATGAGCTCATATGGTGGATCGAACCAGAGCACCGTGGTGGCAGGGCAGCCATAGAACTGTTCAAGGCTTTTGAGTTCTGGGCAAAGAAGGTTGGTTGCAAGCAAGTCCAAATGTCTCTTGTCGAGACTGAACACGCACCAAAAGTAGAAAAGATGTATACCAAGTTTGGCTACAAGCCAACTGAACGAGCATTTCTTAAGGAGATATAATGGCTGCAGTTAGTACAATCATTGCTGCTATCGGCATTGCTGCCAGCGTTGCTGGTACGGCCGTAGCCTACAAGGGTCAGCAGCAGCAGGCCAAGGCCCAGAAGCAGCTCATCGCAGCCCAGCAGGTCGCAGAAGACTCACGCAAGCAGCAGATGAACCTCGACGCTACCCGCAAGAAGCGGGAGATCGTGCGTCAGGCACAGCTGGCACGAGCCGCTGCAGTAGCCACAGCCAACGCTCAGGGAGCTGGAGACAGCTCGGCACTGGGTGGAGCCATTGGTGGCATCGAGGGCCAGACAGGTGTCAACCTCGCTGGTGTCAACCAGAACCAGCAGCTCGGCAACCAGATCTTCGACGCCAACGCCATGGCTGGCAGGGCTAGGGCTAGCGAGGCAGACGGTGGTGGCATGGTCGCTACCGGCTCAGGCATCAGCTCCCTCGGTGGAGCCCTGATCAAGAACTCCGGGACTATCGCAAGGATCGGTGGATACACCTAATGGAAGATACCGAACTCCTCTCGCTCGACACTCCAGGAGCGGAGCCACAGGAAGATCTCCTCTCTCTTGACGTAGGCGCCCCACCCCTGGATCTCAACGCAGCGGGCAGGCGGGCAACAGAAGCGCACGTTGGCCTCGGGGAGCAATCTCCGGGGCTCGACGTATTGAAGAACCGTTATCTGTCGGGGGAAGGGGACAAGGACATCCGCCAGGCCACAGCGGCCTCGGAGGCTCTTGCCAACTCCCGTATGCGGGCAGAGGCCATCAAGGACCTGGCCAAGAAGCAGGTACCCCATCCAGACGATCCCCACATCGCCGCTGGCATTGCAGCCCAGGTGGACGAGCAGGACCCAGACACGATCCTAGAGACCAAGTTCGCTGACTCGATGATCGGCCTTGGCATGAAGGTCTTCGACGGAGCTGCCAAGGTCCTCAAGGACGGCTTTGGCCTGGGTGGTGATGAAGCCCTCGACATGACTAACGCCACGAGGGACGCCATCGCCAAGCGCAAGGTCTCTCAAAACCTCATCGAGGAGGACAGGGTCAACCAGGAGAACACGGGTCTCATGCAGAAGACCTACGAGTTCTTCGAGGCATTCGTTCCAGGTGTGTCGTGGTACCGTATCGAGAAGGCAGCCAAGGATCTCCCAGCAGGCATCGCCCTACCGGGTCAGACCCTGTTTGAGATTGTCAGTCATGCCAACAGCCTCTCACCCAAGGAATACTACAAGTACGTCTATCAGGTCTACGACCAGCTAAGGTCTGGATCCCAGACAGATGCCACACGCTTTGCCATTGCCCTGGAGTCCTACTCCAAGAGCGATGCAGCGTTCGACAATGCTATGGAGATCATCAACGTTGCTGCCTCTGTACCAGTGGCTAGCATCTCCAAGGGCGTCAGAGGCATCGCAGGGGCCATCGGACGCAAGGCAGGTAGTGGGGTAGCGGGCATAGCAGAGAAGGCCCTCCAGGCGTCTCCTACGGGCTCTGTGAAGGGCTTCCTGAAGCAGCTGTTCCGCAGTGCTGATGGAGAGGTCATCGACGCTGGTCGTGCAGCATCCCAGCTAGGCGACACAGCCACAGCTGCTCGCATCAATGCGGTAAAGGCCGTGGAGACAGGGTTCAAGGACATCGATCCTCGTATGGACAATGAGTACCTGCGCAGGATGATGCCGACGCTCTACAACCCAAAGCAGCTCTTTGCTGATGGGTCTCGCTTCGCAGCTGAGATCACCGATCGTCTCATCACCCGTATGCAGCAGAATGCCCTGACGATCTCCAATGCCTTCAAGGACCCCAAGGTAGCCAGAGGACCGGAGCAGGCACTGGCTATTGCAACCAAGGAATCTTTCGAGACAATTCTACGAGACTACAAGCACATCAACCAGTCCATCGTGGATATCGCTCCAAAGGTTACACGACCGGATGAGTCTGTAGCCAATGTCGGCAGTGTGTCTGTCTACTTCGGCAAGCCCACAGGTGAGCTCTTCGAGAACGAAGGGATGGCTAGGCTCTACGCTGAGCAGTTCTATGGTGTCGCTAGAGGTGACAACAACATTGAGCAGGTTGGCAGTGGTTGGGCTATCCGTGTCTCCCGAGACTTCGACGAAACCACACCAGCCTATCGGGCAGCCATCGCTACCGACAAGGCACCCGTACGCACCAAGGACATCTTCCTGGGGTGGCTACGGTCGGCTGAGGATATCCTCTCCCCCAACCAGAACAAGCAGAGGAAGATGGCCCAGCACGGGTCCATTCGTCTGCATGCCCTGGCTCAGGACATTGCCAAGGACATCAAGGCTCTCCCCAACCAGTCCAAGAAGGATCTCTCCAAGATCCTTGAGGAGCATCGCTCCCACGTAGGTGGCACTCCAGAGAGGCCAGAGTACGGCAGGTTTGCCCAGAGCATCTCGGAACTTGATCAGGATTTCCAGAAGTCCCTAGGGCGTCTACCGACAACTGAAGAGATCCAAGCCTACTACAGCTACGTAGCCCTGAACGATCTTGACTACACCATCCGTAACATGAACCTCTACAAGGAGAAGTCACGGCTGGGTATCAGGGAGTTCTCCCTCTACACGGGGACCACCAAGGGGTTACCCTTCGAGGGTAAGGAGCTCGACAAGTTCCCCAGTGGCTTCGACAAGGATGCTGGTCTGTTCATTCATACTGCCATCACCACCGACAGCCCTGGTGAGTTCCGTCGTCTCAAGGTCCTCGACAAGGGGGACCAGGCTGAGATCCAGGACCTGGTCAAGGCTGGCTTCAAGCTGATCCAGGTGGCCAACCCTTCATCTCTTCCGCTGATGGGCCTGGCCAAGACGGACAAGCCGATCCACTTCGTCCTGACCAAGAGCTACCAGGCCGAGCAGCTGCCGTGGACACAGATCCCCTATCGGGCTGGTGGCCACAAGGACTACGCCGTAGAGCATTTCGTCAAGCAGCCGGTCATCCGTCGCGTAGCCGATGACTACGATCCTGCCGGCAACCCACAGACCATGCACAGCTACGAGGGTGAGAAGGCAGCGTTCGGGTTCCACACGGAGGCTGAGGCCCGCAAGTATACCGAGCGTATGGAGCAGGCACGCCAGCTGATGAAGGCTGGCAAGATGGATGAGCTGGAGAAGTACCTGGAAAAGAACCTGCCATACACGGCCAAGGGCTTCCAGAAGCTGTTCCAGGGAGAATGGAAAGAGTCAGCCAATGGCAGGCTGTACTACGAGAAGGCTCACTTCAGCGAGGATGATCCATTCATCTACCTGAAGTCTGGTCGTCGTATGACCGATGACTATCCGGATCTCTCGTCTCAGTACGCCAACTTCGAAGACAACATCCGTAACCCCTACAACCTCTACAACCAGATCGACAAGAAGTTCGCTGGTGAAAGGGACCCTGACCTGTGGACCATCCGCGAGGCTGGCTCAGAGGACAACCCGGTATTCCATATCGAGAGTGCCGACATGGTGGATCCCCTGACCTCCATCTCCGGCAGCATGGCCAACGTCATGCGCAACAGGTTCATGACCGACTACAAGATCCAGGCTATCGACAACTGGATTGCCCAGTTCGGACACCTGATCAAGGGAGCTGACTCCATCGAAGAGGTGAGGGCCAACCCTCTCAACTACTTCTACAAGGACACGTGGGACACATCCAATCCAGATGTGGCTACCCTTAACGCTGCCAAGCAGTCCCGTAAGGCCATCCAGGCATTCCTTGGTGAACAGACACCGATGAAGCGTGAGATGAACTACCTCATGGAGAAGGTGGCCAACGGTGTCTACGGCATGGCTGGTCAGAAGTGGGGTAGCTTTGCTGCCGAGCATCTGCCGACAGAGACAGACCCATTCAGGTACGCTCGCAAGTTTGCATTCCACCTGACCATGGGCATGTTCAATCCTACCCAGTTCTTCGCCCAGGCCAACTCCATGACCCACATGATCGGCATTGCCGGTCTCAAGAATGGCTACCTGGGTACCGCAGCCTATATGCCCATCAGGGCTCTGCTGTTGAACGACAAGCCACAGATGGTGGAGCACTTCTCCAACATCGCCAAGGCTCTTGGTTGGAACAAGCAGGACTTCATCGAGATGTACCAGACGCTCAAGCTGTCTGGTTTCCATCGGGTGGAGGGTGAGGCTGCATGGTCTGACGACATGCTTGAACCCAAGCTGTTCCAGAACAAGGTAGGAGCGACACTGGATGCTGCCAACACCTTCTTCAAGGAGGGTGAGCGTGTGTCCCGTATCGGCTCCTGGGCAGCTGCCTTTGCAGAATGGAAAGCCAAGAACCCAGGCAAGGCTGTCGACAACAGGGCGATGGCTGACATCCTCAACCGTGCTGACCTCATGTCGGTCAACATGACCAGGGCTTCCAACGCCCAGTGGAACAACGGCATCTACTCGATCCCCACCCAGTTCGGCAGCTACAGCGCCCGACTGATGGAGCAGTTCATGGGTAGCCGTCTCACAGGTGCCGAGAAGGCCAGGCTCTTTGCCACCTACTCAGCCATGTATGGTGTGCCTATCGGTCTTACGGCCGGTGTGCCTGCCTTCAACTGGTATGGTGATGCTCGTACCGAGCTCCTGCAGAGGGGTATCGCTCCCGACGATGGGATGATCGGTCTGTTCATGAACGGCATACCGACAACAATCGCTCATGTCATGGGCAAGGACTACAACATCAACGAGCGCTATGGTCCTGGTCAGTTTGCTCCCCTCAAGAGCTTTCTTGAGAGCGAGACATCCTTCGACTTCATCGCTGGTCCATCGGGTAAGATCATCTCCGATGCCTACAAGAACGCCAGTCCTCTGGTCTATGCCCTGACCTCTCCGTTCCGTCCGGAGGAGCAGAGGTTTGCTCCCACATCCCAGGATGTGATCCAGACCCTGCAGTCCATCTCGACGGTCAACCTTGGTGTCCGCACCATGGCTGCCATGCACCTGGGTCTGTGGATGACCAAGAACGGTGTCCAGGTCACTAGTGATGTCGACACGTTCGATGCACTGTTCACTGGCATCACGGGTACCCAGCCTCGCAATGTCTCCGACACGTTCCTCAAGATGAAGAACATGAAGGATGTCAAGAACCTACAGGCTGAGTCACAGAAGCAGATCAACGTCGCCTACAACAGGGCCATGCAGGCTCTGATCAACAAGGACGATGCGACCTACGAGACCTACATGCGTCAGGTGAATATGTGGATGGCTGTTGGACAGTTCCGTCCAGACCAGTACTACGACGTATTCAGCAAGGCCATGCAACCACATCTGGATCTAGACAAGAAGATCGACATGGACTGGTTCCTCAAGGGTCCAATGAAATTCCATGAAGAGCGTATGAAAGCATATATGGGAACTAAGAACTAATGGCAAGGATTACCCAGGAAGTCCGTCCAACCAACGACCCCAGCTACATTGGGCTGTCGAGGGAACCTGATCGCATCCGTCCCAACCAATCGTTGGGCACCCTCTTCGAGGGCATCGGTCAGGCTGCTGACGGTGTGGTCACGGCTGTCGACAACTACAACCAGTCCTCGATCGACAACGAGATCCGCAAGGGCAACGAGAAGCTCACCAGTGAGCAGGGAGTCCAGGCAGCTCTCGACACGGACGGTGGTCTGTTCGGTAAGACAGGGGGACAAAGGGAGACAGTGACGGGAGCCGAGAGGTTCCCTCTGACACGTCTCAACGTACCACCCAATGCTCCCGAGGTTGAGAAGCAGATGCAGCGTCTGGCAGAGGCCAGGGCTCAGGGACAGATCGGGGACACCTCCTACTACACCAAGCTGGAGGCTCTCTCACGTCAGCTGAAGGCCAGGTATCCCGGCTACCGTGACGTCATCGACCAGAAGTTCCAGTCCATCACAGGTGTCGTACCAGCCAATGCTCTGCGTCGTGAGATCGACCAGCAGCTGGAGAAGCAGGCTCACTCGGCAGCCACCAGAGCCAACAGCTTCGAGACATTCGCCAAGCAGAAGGCCGAGTATCTGCCTCCAGACTTCTGGAACAAGTACGGCACAGCCAATGCCTACAGCGAGACCTACATCTACCAGTACGTCCAACGCCAGGAGCGTGACAAGCTGGAGCACGACATCCGTATGGGTGACCTGGCAGAGGCCAAGGCCAACAACGAGAACACCTCCGAGAGGGCTCGTCAGGTGGCTACGGGTATGGTGACCAACACCGTCACCAAGGTCCTCTCCGATGCCAACACCTCCATCACCGGAGGCAAGGGCAGCATCACCCAGATGGTCATCGACATGGCAGGGAAGGGTACCGCGGTATCTCCCAAGGACACCGAGTCCATGATCGTGGCTCTCAACCAGCTGGAGACACAGACAGCCCTGGGACTACGTCAGAGGCTCTTTACGCCTGACCGCAATGGCATCTCCCTGGCTCAGCACATCAATGATCCCAAGAAGGTCCAGGACATCATCGACCAGGGCATGGAGCAGATCACCACCCTGAAGAAGGCAATCTCCACGGGTGACTTCTCCACGGCTGCTGCCAACCTACGCCTCAGCACAGCGATGCAGCAGGAGACTGGACGTCAGATCCTGGGTAGCGATGCCATCCGTCGTCTGTCGGTCATCAAGGACAAGATCGGTGACGTTGGCATGAGCATCATCCTGGCGGATGAGAAGCAGAGGAAGACCCTCATGGGAGCCATCCTCACCGACAACGTCAGCAGGATCGTTACGGATCCAGAGGCCAAGTTCACCGAAGGCTTCGATCGGATCAAGAAGGATCCATCAGCCAGTGGTGCTGACTACAAGAAGTACATGGACGATTGGAGGCGATTGGTCACCAGTGGTCAGGTACCTCCTGATGGTGTCAAGGCTCTCATGCAGGCTGTGTTCAAGGAGAACGAGGGTCTGAACATCCTCGACAAGTTCACAGAGAAAGACAGGGTCAACGTCTATCTACAGATGGGTGGACCTCAGGTAGCAGCAGCTGTCAAGCAGCTGAACGATCCAGAGGTGACAGCCAACTATCTCAAGTGGATGGACTCAGGTCTGAATACCGTCTTTGGTACTCACCTGCGTGGTATGGCGAAGGAGTCGAACACCAACGGTCTATGGACCACCGCCTGGGATCCTGCTGTTGGTCGGTTTGTTCCCCAGATCGTACCTGGCTCTGAGAAGAAGCTTGAGCAGCTGGGTCTCTACCTCCCCGGTAGTGTCCCCAACTTCAAGAACATCATGGGTCCAGAGTTCGACAACCTGGAGCAGATCAACAAGGGCCTACAGTCCTGGGCTCCAGCCATGAAGGCTTTGGGCAAGGATCCAACCCAGTCCCTGCAGCAGTTCATGGACCAGTACCAGTTCAAGATCGATGGTAGCCGTCCAACCCAGAAGGGTTTCTTCCAGAAGCTATGGGATGGTATCGGCGGTAGCTCTTCCGCTCAGAGCGAGAAGGATGCCCAGCAGCTGGGAGCCGAGAGGTTCAAGAAGCAGCAGCCACAGACACCGCAGCGTCAGTCAAGCCTGATCGACCTCAGCGCTCCACCTCCGGTACGCCTGGTATCGGCTGGTGACAGCGACCACATGATCGATGCGGTCAACCGTGGTCAGGATCCCGTCACCGTAGCCATGCGCTACATCGATGTGGATGAGACAGACGGCCGTGGAGCTCTCAAGGCCATGTTTGCCCAGAGCCTGGGTAAGGATGTGGATCCAGCCCTGACACCCTGGTGTGCAGCATTCGCTAACGCTGTGATTCAGAGCACAGGTGGTAAGGGCACAGGCTCCCTAGGAGCTCGCAGCTTCCTTGATTGGGGTACACCTACCGACAACCCGAAGAAGGGTGACATCGTAGTGTTCTCCCGTGGTAGCGATCCCAACAAGGGACACGTAGGGTTCTTCGTAGGGATGGATGAGAACGGGAACTATCTTGTCCTCGGAGGCAACCAGGGGAACAAGGTTGGTGTCGGTACCTACCCAGCCTCTAGATTCCTGGGGGCTAGGAAACCTCCCAAGGCCGAGCAGATGGCAGAGATTGTCCAACAGATGGACACACAGACAGCATAAGAAAAAGGCCCCTCACGGGGCCTTTCTTTTTAACTCTTAGATGAAACCGTCAGTCTGTACCTGACCTCGTTCCCCATCCCCCTTCTGTTCCTTGATCACAGGGTTGTGGGGCTTGATGGTGATGCTGCCGGTAGCACCGTTGCCTGGACGGATGGTGACACCCTGTGCGCAGGCACCAAGGCCAAGGGCAATCATAGCGACTAGAATATACTTCATTACTTATTCTCCAAATCATAAATGACACGCTCGATATAAACTGCAAAGTCGAGCGCTTCTTCCTGTGCATGGCGTAGCCATTCTATTGTGGACACATCGTCCCGTAGCATGGTTACGCCATATTTCTTTAGGCCCGCTTCCGACCGACTAGATATCCGGTCAAGAACACGATCGACAATAGGATCAGATCCCACATGAGCCACCCTTTCCGGTGATGTCGCAGACGTCGTTTCCTTCGATATGTTCCTCGAACTCAGTTCCGAGTCGCGTAACGGCTTCTGTGTAGGGGACTGAAGTAAGGGGTTGTCCACCTCGGGCTCCGTCTGGGTAGCATGTAAAGCCGCGTAGCCGTGAGGCGTATCGAGCAAGTACGGTAGCGAAATTACCCACGGTGTCGGGGTTGTTTTCTTTGGTTCCGAACGCTGGTAGGTTGATGGTAGAACTGATGGCCATGTCCACGTAATCCTGTACGTCGGCTTGAAACTTGATTCGTCGTTCATAATCTTTTGCTAGATCAATGGCAGATTCAATTGCTTCGGGCTTGACTCCATCCTTGATGAGGTCCTGGGCCACGCTATCGACAGCGTACTGGTACTTCCATCGCTTACCTTCCACGAGATATCGACGTTTGTAACTGACTGCGTATACGGGCTCGATTCCGGTTGTCGTGCCAGCAAGCATCCCAATAGTTCCAGTAGGAGCGATTGCTCGATTCGCAACAGGTCGCGATACTCCAAGCTTATCTGCTGTGTCTTTGCTGACATGATCACTTACCCCCTTGTAGACAGACAACCATTGGTGGAGTTCCGGCACCACCTCGTAGCGATGACCACGACGGATAAGCCATTCATGGATTCCCATGAGCCCCAGACCAAGTCGCCTATTCTTTTGCCGAACAGTGTAGATCTTATCGTAAGGGAGTTCCGCACGCAGCGTTCCGTAAAGAAGGAACTTTGTTCCCAGCTCCACAACAGCAGCCAGCTCACCGACAGACTCAATGCGGCTAAGATTGACAGAGCCAAGGTTACAAACATCAGAATCATCAGCACTGGTAACTTCAGTGCAAGCGTTACGTAGTGTCTCATTTTCCTTGTCGAAGAAGTTGAACGAGAAGCCAGGTTCCCCTGTGCGCAGAGCCTGCTCAACGTTCTTGAGGAACACCTCGCCAGGCTTGCCTGTCTTCATGTACTGCATCAGCCACTCGGTGTCGTAGTTGGCTGAGATGTTGGTCATGTCTAGGGGAGCGGGATAGTCAAAGGATTGTAGCTTGGCATCTGCCACCGTGAATACGGATCCGTCTTCCTTACGGGCTCCGGCAATGACCTGGTTGTGCCAGTCCTTCGCGGTGAGGAACTTTTGAATGTCGGGGTGCTGCCAGTTGAGGCTGGCATAGATGGCAGAGCGTCGAGCTCCACCCTGCATGACCCGTCTACCAATTTCATTGACCATCTGCATCTTGGGAATAGGGCCACTGGCCACGCCTCCAGTGCGCCGAATTGGGGACCCTTCCGGTCGGTATGTGGAATAATCAATACCGATCCCACCGCCAGTAATAAGACAAGACTCAGACTTCCAGCTGAGATTAGCCCAGTCCTCACGTGTGTCCTCTTCAGCCTTTAGTAGAAAGCAATTGTTCCAGTATCGAACTGGCCTATTGGAGTAGTAGAGATAGCGACCGCCCGGGATAAAGAGACCACGCTGCATATATCGAATGAGTGTGTCTCGATCGTCTTTCGACATGACGGGTAGACCGTCTTGAAGAGTGTCACCACACACCTTGTTTACCAAGGTAGTACAGAGATCTTCCCATGTCTCGGCGCCGGGCTGCTTGTATTTATATGAGAAAATGTCTTCCGACAGTTTGGATCGGAACATCTTCCCGAGAGACGAATTATACAAATAAATTACCTCTACTACGCTTAGGTCCGGTAGGTCCCATGTCTGCAATGAATTGTTCATATGAGGACCACCGTTCATCGACGGTGATCCCCTTTGCTCCGTACCGGCTATAGCCATTTGTCTTAGGATCTTTGCAGCGTTTGTGCATCGACCTCCAGACATTGAAAGCTAAAAGCGGGTCTTCACGTATAGCACGAAGAGGCATCAGCCTTTCTTACCCCGATCCGGTTGGCGAATCCTGTTGGCGCGCTTAGACACAACCTTAGTTGGAACGCCAGCGAGGCTTCCGGTCCTGTGGGAACCCAGATGATCGACCTCCTTGCCCTTGAGAGCAGCCTTGCCCAGGCGCCTCTCGGCTGCCCTGCGATCCTTGTTGCGCTCTGTACGCCGCTTGATCTGCTCTGGCGTACCCTGGTAGTCGGCGTACTCCTTCTTGTAGTCTCGCTTACGAGGAGGCATCGTTCTTTGCCCTCCGCAGCAACTGGTTCATCATTTCATCGGGGAGATGGGCAGCACCCTGGACACAGCCATCCTTGAAGGCCACCAGCAGCCAGGTCTTGTTGCCGTACTTCTCCGGCTCTGGCTTGTAGACCCGCATGTGGGTCATATCGGGAGCTTCCTGGCCGCTAATGTCACGTAGAGAATTAAGGAAAGCGCGGAGAGCAGGACCCCGAAAGACAATGCCTTCACCCAACGCGGCGACAACGTCAGTTTCCTTCTCGTGCGTGCATTGAAAGTTCTGAGAAAGGATTCCGTTGAAAGAGCCAGGGGGTGGAGCGGCGATAGCCGCGATGGCTTGCCCAGGGGTAGCACCGAAGCTTTTCGTAGCAAAAAATACACTACCAAAAAATAGAAAAAGAGAAAGCAGAACTGGTAAAACATAATTGTTAAGTCTATCCATCAATCAAAGCACTCCAAGATACAGGGAACAATTTCTTCATCTGCTCAGAGATCTGCTGAGCTACCAGTTGCGTCTCCTTTTGTGTATGGGAATCTAGGCGTAGCTTGCACACCCTGGCGAAGGCGTAGAGGGAGCCTGTCCAGATCCACTCGGTCATCATCGACTGGGGTAGGATCATGCGGGCCTGCTCAGGGCAGACACCATGCTCTAACATTGCATTGTAATAATTTAGAGCAACCGCTATACAATTATTGTAGGAGTCTTTAACATGATATGTGTAGCGACCGTGTTCGTCTTCTCCTACAATCTCTTCAGGTACAGCCTCCTCACTACTCCCCTGCTTCACATTCTCCGCACGTTTGCGCCACGTCTCAGGCGTGTAAAACGTAGGCTCTGAATCAACGTAGCGTCGAGAAACCTCATTCCATGCAAGACCAACAGTGTGCTTCTGCAACTGGCGGGCCACGAAAACAGGAGCGGACACTCGGAACTGCGCAGTGGCATGCGCGAAGGGTGACCAGTGGTTGTGCTTGGCAAGGTAGTGGATGAGCTTGGTATCTTTGTCGGAGAGTTTACCCCTGATAAAACAACCGTCGTATTCATCGATAGCCCATTCACTTTCTTTATCGAAGCTTACCCTTGCAGCATCGACCACAGTGAGGTCATCCCCCATGTGGTGAGTTAGTGTGGCTGTGATCAATTGCCCTGGACTTTCATGATATCGAGTTCGAACTCCACCATGGGGTCGTCCTCGTCCCCGAAGAGCTCAACTCCGAAGTCGCTCGCGAGGACTTCCTCGTCGTCGTGAAGAGCACCGACAGAGTAGAGGAAGGAGGTGATCGCTGCTTCGAAGTTGTCGTAGCTCATGCGGATGGTCTTGGTTGTAACTTTGTCATTCATCAGCTAGTTCGTCCATTTCTTCTGGAGAGAGATTCTGAAGATCCGTTGGACGTAGCCGCTTGCGGGGTCTCTTGGTCTTCAGTTCTTCGACACGGAGACGGTAGAGACCATCTCGTTCCTCATTGAGGTGTCGGGCTATGTCGTTCCGGGAGCGCTTGCGCTCATTCCAGGTCTTCTGGGAGTAGGAGGTACCCATCCTTCACCAATTCAATCACTAGATCTTTTACGTCTTCAAACTCATTGAACTCAAGGAGGTCGTTGAAATCGTATCGATCGAAATATCTTGTCACTCGTTCAATCAACCACTCGTCAATTGGATCCATACGCCCTCCTCAACTGATCTATCGAAATCCATTCTGGATCATAGGTACCGTTCTCCACGTTCCTCTTGACGAGGACACCACGCCACCAGAGCTTGTTCACTTCCCCAGCCCAGGGTGAATCATAGTCTTGATAGCAGCCCACAATGGCACCCATAACCTTTCGACCAGTAACAGTAGTACGGATGCACTGGTCACTAAGATGTAGGTGGCCAGCGGTACATGATACCAGCTGCTTAGTGACAAGACTAAAAGCAGGATGTTCGCCACCAATAGGCCGCCCCATAACACCAGAGACGAAATAGTGAGCGTAATGGACACCATCGATTTCAATTACTCCTGGGGTAGATCCGACGTAGGGGACAACTTGATCGTACCACCGGGAAAGACATAGGTCTTCCATGCCGATAGTTCCAGATAGTTCGGGACTGAGATCGAGAGCTTTCTCGATTCGTTGTTCATGATTCCCGATACAGAACACTCGATGCGGAAGCCGTTTCTTTCGTCTAACCACAGGGTCCCAGACTCGATCTTGAAACTCAAGGTGGGAGTCGATGTCTGCTCGGTAGGTTCGTCCATGAAAAGATCTCTTGCCTTTGTCGTAGCTGCTTAGGGAGGGGAGGTCAGCAGAATCGCCAATATGAATAACCACATCAGGCCGTATATCAATAATAAGACGAGACAGCCAATCAGCGCGGCTATTGTTATGTTGTGGATGAGAATGACTATCTGGGATAACAAGGTGAACCTTACTCACTGAGCCACTCCTTGGGAATGGCACCGACACACCAGGGGAATCCTAGCCGTTCTGCCCAGTCGCTGTACTTGCTGGGGCTGCCCTTGTAGAGGGCATTGTTCCGTTGGAAGAGGAGCCGCAGATCAAGGTCGGGATGCTGGGACTTGACTGCACGAAGTACCCGACGATCGTGGCTATCGAGATATCCCTTCGATTCGACGTAAAAAGATTTGCCGCTTGGAAGAGTGACACTCCAATCAGGAGTATAATAATGAGTAGTGTAATAAGAGAGACGATCACTCTCATAGTCGAAATCAAACTTGAACTCCGTCTGCATGTGGAGGAAAGCCTTGGCTACCTCCCTCTCGAACTTGCCTCTGGATTCTGGAATGCTATTAATATTGAAACGTGTCATGAAATCTCGTTTACAATCTTGCCGTCCTTGCCCACCTCGACGACACGAGGCTGCCTCTCCACCTTGGTCAGGAATGTAGGACCGTTGGAGTAGAGGAACGTACGCACCCCAGGCCAGCACTTGTGCTTGAAGGGGCAGTAGGAACACTGGACGCATAGAGCACGATTGCCGCTCTTGCCCTCAGGTTCATCATCGTATGTACGGGGAGGGGGCTCTGGTTGAGCAAGCATCTCTCGCTTCTGCTCTACCATCGTCTGGTAATCTACATCACCAAACGCATATGTGTCAAGAGTGATCTTGCCTAGTTGCTTGTCGATGACTAGGAAGGAGGCGACATCAGTCTCAGTAACAGAGTTATCGTGTTTACTTGCAGCAAGGTAAGTCCCAAGCTGAGTGAGATAACCGAACGGGTCGTCACTTCGGAGCCCGTTGTCCTGAAACTTTTTAAAGCTGTAGCTACTAGCAGACTTGACATCCACAACCCGACCGTCGACGACAGCATCCCTATGGCCGATGACCCCATTGATCTCTACCTCGTCTTGTTGGCCAGTGACGGTATGCCCTGCTTCCTTAGCCAGGAACAGTAGGAGTTCTTCGAGGACATCACCGTACAAAAATTTGATGCGAGCTTCTGGAGGAAGCTTCTCACCATCATAGGGGGTATTAATAGTGTACCAAAGTTTGCGCTCACATGGGGTACCTAGGTTAGAGAGACGTAGTGTTGGTACGCCTCGCTCTTCAGAGATTCGATTAGTAATATGTTCAGCTAGTCGCTTACCAAAAGCTTCCACGTTAGCTGAGTCGAACTGTTTAGGAGTTTGAAATAGGTCATAAATATCAGAAACTAGTGTGTCGATTGATTTAGTGGGTTGAGGCTTGTCGAGCAAGTTGCTGTTTCATCCTGTATTCTGGGCTAGCCCACCGCTTGATAGCAGCGAACTTACTGTTGATGGAAGGGCCACGGAATTGTCCGATATTAAAGCATTTGTCCGTGGCGGCGATCAGCTGGTCTTCTCGTTCTCGATAGTTAGAGCATTGCTCTAGTTGGACAAATGAAAAAGCATCTTCACCGTAGACGTTCCAAGCGCTTTGGAGGTTTCGGTTCTTATGTAAACCTCGTCGGAGGCAGAAGCGATGGTGTGTGAAACGACTGGTCATGTCGTTTGAAGAACCGATATAGACATAGCCAGTTGCGTTACAAACAATACCATAGACACCGGCATATTTTGTTCGAGGTTTTGCACGTTTGTAAGTCATTATTCAAACCTTGCAGGTTGCGGCCCCGCCTCCTGATTGTTGTACTTTCCTCGGTAAGGACTTTCAGTAGGTGCGTAGAGGAAATGGAACACGACCTGGGCTATAGGAGATCCTTCTCGGATGGCCAGGCGTCCGTATTGGTAGTGGCTGACGAGCTCCAGGGTGAGGTAGCCTTCCCACCCAGGTTCAATGACCGTATTGAAGACCGACAGTCCTCTCCTCGCCCATGTGCTCTTGTCGTGGACGATGCCGATCACGTTGTTGGGCATCTTGAAGCGTTCGATCGTGGATCCCAGAGCGAACTCACCTCTGGCCAGGGTCACATTGTTGGCGATCCTGATGTCGTACCCTGCGCAGCTAAGGCCAGCGGACATGCCGTTAACCTTGGTACGCTCAATGAAGGGCTCGACGAGGCCAAGCTGCCTGATGGTCTGAGCCGGGAGAACCATCAGAAGGGAATGCCACCCACTGCCAGGGCCTTTGGTGTTTCCGTTTCGTTCTCCTGAGGAGCAACGTACTCCACCAGCTCGTCGATGCGGACGCCGATGAGGCGGGCTGCCTTGCCACCCTCGTAGCGGTTGCCTGCTGCATCGATGCCACCGTTGTACTCGTAGATCTCCAGCTTCACGGTGACCTTGGAGCCGTTGCCGATGAGCCCATCGAACACGGTACCGTCAGCCATCACCACCTTGGGTGGATCGAGCTCCGTCAACTTGCCCTTCCACGTGGCCTGGGTAGGACGACGGAACGTCAGGAACCAACCGTCCCCGAACTCCTCGTTGCCTTCCTTGGGGTTGGCTCGCAGGCCAAGCTCCTTCAAGCTCTTGCGTGTCGCCTTGTCCGTGTAGACGTTGATCGACCAGTTGTTGAACTTGTTGGGACGCTTGACCTGAGCCCACTCAGCCACACCAGAGACGTAAACTTCCTTAGTCATAAATATTCCTCAGTTAATCTTTCGGTCGTTGGAAATGTCATGGGCATCGATGGTTGGGATATCCTCCAGTTCCTCGACACCGATGATCTTCACTTCAATGTTGTTCTCAGCCCACTGCTTGCGGATGAGATTGACAGCCTCCTCTTCGGAGTTGGCATACAGTGTCACTGCTGCATCGACTGGCTCCAGGTATTGGATGATGACTTGGTATACTTTCATTAGTGCGTTTCACTCCATGTGCGGCCGATGGCCAGCTTCTTGTGGGTGTTCATGATGCTCCCCGCCATGGGGCAGCGTAGGTTCAGCACCTCCCCCGCTTCTCTGATCGCGTCTGCCTGGATAGCAGCTACCTGCTCAGCTAGAGCCATATCATTTGGGACCTCCGTTTGCCATTCGTCATGAACGAAGTTGACCTGGCGAAACGGGATACCCAAGTCCCTTAACTTTTTTCGCCAGATCAAATTAGCAGTCTTCATGATCGTAGCTTCACCGTTCTGAAGGTAACCGGCGAGCATCAGGTGCTCACTGTCGCAGAGGACGAGGCGTCCGTCGAATCCCTCGAAGTAACCCCGCTTGGCATCCCGAGGAATCTGCTTCTTCTTCAACTGCTTGAGCCCAGGGTAAGCCTCCAGGAAGTTGGCCATTGCCTGCTTGGCTTCGGACACCGAGCACCTCAGGATCTGTGCGATCTTGGGAGCAGCGGCACCCAGGAGCCAGGCGTAGATGAACGTCTTAGCAGTATCCCTGTCCTTGCATACGTAGCCAAGAGCCTTCATATTAAGGGTATGGGGATCTGTTCCTAGGGCCTTGTCACCCGACACCAGCGATGCGGTGAAGCGCTCGTCATTGATGTAGTGAGCGAGCACCCGTAGCTGGATACCGTCTGCGTCCACTCCGACCAGGAGCCGGTCATCAGGAACGGTCCATAAGGATCGGAACTCATGAGCGTACAGGCTATCCCCCGAGGGGATGTTTGCCATGTTAGGGCTTGCGTGTGACATCCTGTGTGTCCACGCACCGATCGCATTGAAGGTACCGTGGATGCGATTAGAAGGCCGTACAACGGCATTGAGCCACTCGGTAAGGACGGAGTACCTGTTCGACAGAGTTAGGTACTCTACGAGCTTCCTAGAGGCTTCTGGAGCATCTTTAGGAAGGGTGTTGAGGTTGGCCTCCGTCACTCGCCACCCATATTCCTCGTAGTGTTTGAGCTTTTCGAAGTCTGCTTCCCTCTCTGCGACAATATGTCCCTTGGTCTTTTCGAATGGTTTCCACCCCGCCTCGTTCATCCGCTCGACCACCTGGGTGGGAGACCTGGGATTGAACGGTACGAACTCGATAAGCGAGAACGACGAGCCGACAGAAAACGGAGTGAGGTCGCCTGACTCCAGCCATCGGAAATCCTGACGGTGGAGCGTGCCGTGCTTGGTGGCCCTTGGCGTGACCTCCCGGATCAATCGGGAGCGGGGTGGAAATGCAGCCTGGAGTTCGTTCTCCAGTGCCTGCACCTTAAGATATATATCTTTAGATAGCTCTTCCGCTTTTGTGGTGTTGAAAGAGAATCCATTAGCCTTCATATCCTCACATACGAAAGCCATGTTATGTTCTAGTCGTAGTGCTTTCTTCCATATGTTGGAATAGATGTAAGGTTTGAACTTAAGGAATAATTGGTAGTTGGTTTCTACGTCCTGTAGACAGTAGTCTTCCATCTCTTGAGTGAACTCAGAGAAGTTATTAAAGGATATCTTAGGATAGCCAAGCCTCTGGCCCCAAGCCTCAAGGCTATGACCACCCTCGATGTTGGTGTTGAGCAGACGGCTGACGACTAGGGTGTCGAGAATAGACTCGTCAGGAACCTTAAGGTCCAGGAGCCTGCGAAGTACGCGAAGATCAAAGGAAATGAAATTGTGACCAACAAACCCAGTACACCTTGAAGCAAAGTCAAGAAATGGTTTGGGGTTTTGTTGGGGTCGTCGGAAGACATGGACTTTTCCTGTGTCGACTTCTTTACATACGATCAACCAGATAGTCTGTGGGTCGTCTAGTCTTTCCGTTTCGATATCGCATACTACAATCATTTATTGTCGACAACTAGAAATATAAATTCATCCTTCATGTCCTGCAGCAATGTCTCCAGCCTTTGGATCCTAAGGGCATCCTTCGGTGTCTTTGGAGACTTCTCTTTCAGCTCTTGCAGGTTCTTTCGGATCTCTCGCAGCTTGAGGGGAACGTTTGCCCGCTCAAGGATCGGTCGTAGCTTTGTGTCCAGTGCAACCTCCACCTACCTGATAACCTACCCTACCTGTGGCATAAATGCAACTCAGAAAATGATTCAAAAACATACAATTAACCCTTTGTTTTTTCTGGTTTGTCGGGTATCGTGTGCAAATAGACCATTGTCATGTATTAAATCTCCAACGATGAAGCAGCGTTGCGTAGATAGTTGGGCCTATACTTAGCATAGATCCGTTCTGTTATGATGGAGTCACTATGTCCCAGGAACCTAGCGATTTCCGGCATGGGGATACCATCCTCTGCCATCCAAGTTGCAGCACTGTGTCGCAGGATGTGGGGGTGAGCCCACGGTACACCTGCCTCCACGCATGCCCTCTTGAATCCGTTGTACCCGTCCTTGATCCTCTGTCCAGCATACTCGATGACATAGGGAGTGGTGGCCTTTTCCTTGGCCTCTAGGAGGGCCGTACGCAGGCTCTGTGTCATGGGTACTACCGCCCTACCTTTGCCCTCAGGCTGGCCGTCTACGGGCTTCCGTAGGTCGATCAGGCCACTGTTGAAATCAACACGGTCCCATGTCAGGTCGAGGGCAGCCGATGCTCGACAGGCGGTCGAGATCAGAAGCAGTACGAACAGCTTCGTGTGAGGAGCGATACACTTATCCAGAACCTTCTTTACTTGCTCCTTGGTTAGTCGTCGATCACGAGGTCGGTTAGGCGTTGGTAGCCATACATCAAAAGAGTAGGGTTCGATGAGGCGCTTACGCCTGCCGAAGTTGAGGCAAGTCCGAAGAAGAGATAGTTCTCCCCAAATGGTTGAGGGAGAGACGGATCGTATGCGATCTTCATAGTAACTTCGACAGAGTTGTTCGTTAATTTCCGACACTTTATGTTGGCCGAAGAATGGTTGAAGCTTATTCCAGTAGTACTGCCGGACCTTTCCGCTAGGCTTGTGCTTGACTGACTCATAGTAGGATTCCCACAACGCTTGGACAATCAATTAATTAGACGCCTCCAGCAGGGATATAGAAGCAGATGATCTGCCCACTCGGGTACTTGCAGATGTGATACTCGTTGTCGGCACTGAGACGGATGCGCTTGTCGGAGTAAAGGATCACGGTACCGTCTTCCAGGTGGTAGCCGTCAGCCATCTCCTTCAGCTCTCCCTTGTAGGGTTCGCAGTCCCGTTCGGAGCAGCATGCTGGGTCATACCAGGAGTGGGCGTGAGCCAGGCCGACACAGAGGATTAGAAAAGCAGCAGCATAACAAAGCATTCTCATAGTTGTTCGATCTCTCCGTTCCAGTTAGTATAGTAGACGTTACGAATACCAGCGTCGTGGATCAATGCTCTACAAGTAGGACATGGTCGAGCCATGGTAGGACGATGCCGAGCATCAATACGAGTGACAAGAAGGTTAAGGCCGTGGCAGTGATCCAAGCCATGATGTATAAGGCAGCTCGATTCTGCGTGGAGGAAAGGCCACTTGCTGTAAGCAACAAGTTTAGGATGTGTCTTGTAGCTGTTACAGCGACGCTGGATGATACGATGGCTCCGATCAAACAGAATAGCACCAACTTTAAAACTAGCGCGTCGACCAACCCCAGAACTCCTCTGAGCTATCGAGGTCGCCGCCGATAGCAGCTTCTCGCTGACGTTCACGAAGCCTCACCACTTCAAACAATGTATTGATGCGCATATGGCGTTCTTTCTTGGAGAGATCTGTGCGCTTCTTGATCTCTTCAACCACATCACGGACCAGTTGCCCGTTTGGTAGGGTGAGATTCAGCAGATGACTGTCTGAGAATTCGTCTCTGCGGATTTGGCCTAAAATTTTCTGCAAAAAATTCACGATTTACCCCGTAGGTGGTAGCATCAGGTGAACAGGGGGCTTGTCTGTGACCTTGAACGTTTCCAGGTCGAAATAGACGTTACCAGCGCTTCCCGTTCTTGATCCGAAGCGATTCTTGCGGACGCTAAGACGAGTAGTATTGCGTTCGAGCTCAGATCCTGCAAGGTAATCTCGGTCGAGCTGAATCCAGAGGTCCGCAATTTTCGATATATTGCGAGAGCCTCGCGTCTGTCCTTCGTCGTTAATGTGAGAGACAAGGATAAGTGCAAAGTCTAGCTCCTCTACCATCATTGCCAAGCGTGTGGAGATGTAGTCTAGTTGCTTCCGTTCTTCGGAATCTGAAAGACCCGACACCACCATAGTGATGTGATCAAGGCTAATATACTTACAGTTGCACGAAGTAGCCAGAAACCTGATCGTATCAAGAATAACGTCAGGGTCGCTACTACCGAAGTGAGAGTAGACATGCAGACGTTCGTCCCTCTTGGTTAGGGTCCTGAGTGCTTCCTTGACCTGTTCATTACTTGTGTTAGTTGTTGGGAGATGAACCGGAGTTCCGAGTTGGTATCCCGCAAGTCCCTTAAGAAGGCGATCTTTCGACTCCTCAAGGTGGATAACTCCAATATTTGCATCTGTATTGTTGAGCAACTGAAATTCAATAGCCCGAACAACCTCCGTTTTTCCAATTCCCTCCATTGCGGTGATAAGAACAACTTCTCCAGTTCGGATCCCAAATGTCATCTCCTGTAGGTCAGCGAAGGGGAATGCAGCCCCCTCCTTGGTCTGGGAGCTGTCAATGATCTCGTCGAACTCACGGTAGGACGAGAGGATCCCCTCTGGGAGGAAGCGCCTGGCGTTGTACCAGAGCCGCTTGAATTCATCGATCTTGCCGTTGGTCAGATATTCGTTGGCATCCTTGTGCAACGACATCTGGACATGGTAGACCTTGTTGAAGTCGAAAAGCTGGGCAACCTTCTTTACGGCGGCCTGACCTTTCTCATCATTGTCAAAGCAGAGGTAGATTTGCTCAAAGCTGTTTAGGTATGCTCGCTCCTTTTCGCAATCTGCTCTTGCAGAAGAGCTAGAACGGACTGAGACAGCAGGATACTTGGACCCAAGCATTTGGTATACGCTGGCAGCGTCCAGTTCTCCTTCTGTGATGGTGATGGCCTTGCTTGATCCTGCGGAGAACTTGTCCTTTCCGAAGAGGGTTGCACTTGACATGTCTCCAACACTGAAGAACTCCTTCTTGTCGAGCGATCTTACCTTTGTAGCAAGGGGGCCATAGTCAAAACCAAGAGCAGTAGGACGACCATCAATGGCGACGCGAGTTCGTATGCCATAGTGCTGCATAGTCTCCTTGGTGAGGCCACGATGAGGCAGGTATTCATACGTAGCTGGTGGACCTGAATTGATGATAGGAACACTCGAAGAACTGCTCGAAGAGGTTGAGATGGCTGCGCTCACGTCCTCTGTTTCCTTGAAGTGCTGGCTGCAAGAGAAGCAGAAGCCATGGCCATCATCGTAGGTGGCGAAGGCATCACTGCTTTCCCCGCACGGGCACGGCAGGTGTGCCTTCAGGAGCCTTGCTTTGGGCAAATCCTCTCTGGAATCCGTTGTCCACGTCCTTGAAGTATTGTTTCTGATGTAGTACCTCCCTCATGCAATCGGTACACAGGTACTCGTTGAGCTTGGGTCTGTAGTGTACGGCGTTGTGTCCGACACCCTTCAGTATGTAGTCTGAACCGAAACCACTTACGTAATCACAAATGGCACATCTGTTTAGTGAACTGTTCAATGCAGTGATTCACCTTTTTCATAATTGTACTTGTAGAGATAATGCTTGATGTGCTTGTCCTCGGTCAGCAGCGAGGTCTCGCACGGTACAAGGGGGATAGCCTTCTTCTTGCTGGTATCCTTCCAGTAGGTGGGCATGCCGACATAGGCCCAGGCTGGATGGTAGATGTACTTGCCACCCCTCTCCAGGCGGATGGGCATCTTCATCCGCTTGGTGTAGGTGTTGTTGCTCTCGTAGAAGTCGAGGTTGTAGATGATCGACACAGGGACACGCCATACCTCCCCGCAGATGCGTCCCTGCAGCTTCTTGTCGGGCTCAGGCAGCAGCACAGCAGCACCACGGGGTGAATCCTGACGCCACAGCCGAAGGGCCGTGGAGGCCGTGACACCGAAGCCTAGGCACAGGGTCTTGTGCTCCTGCTCGGGGACACGCAGCTTCTCGTGCAGCCCGAAGCCCTGCTTCATTCGACCGAAGACGAAGATGTCGTGGTAGAGGTAGCGGTTCAGTGCAGCGCCATCAGGAGAATAGTAGTGCTCATCAACATTATGACCCACGTCAATCGAGAGGGATCGAACGTAGTTTTTCCTTCCGTTTTGATCCAGTTCCAGTAGGTCGATGAAGTCAGTCCTTTCAGCCACCACGCTTGACTCCCTTGATTGCCGTGTCCTTCAGGTACAGTTCGTACAGCAGGTCCATGATCAGGATGCTGGCTGCCTCCGGGTAGTTGTTGACGATGTCGTTGATGTCCTCCGCCTCCAAACATTGAAGTTGTGAGAGGCTGGAGATCCCGGCGAGTGAAACGAAGGTGTCCCGCTGCTGGGGTGGGATGATGGTGGGAGCGATGTGCTTGGCTGCTGCGTTGGAGGTCTCGACCAGGATCTTCAGGTCCTTTTGTTCCTCCGACTCCTGCGTATCCGGCGGTGGTAGAGCCTTTCGAGACGTTTCCGTTGTCGGTTCGAAAGGGAGGTCGTTGACGTTGTCTCCTTCCCACTCATCTGCGCTTCCGTCGTAGGATCCGTAGCCATACGCGGAAGCATTGTGTCGCCCCTGCCAGTAGCTCTCGTAGCGCTTGCTGTCGTCACGATGGTACTGGTTGAAGCTGTAGTTGTTGGACGACCACCACTTCTTCTTGGTCTCGGGATCCTCGTGTTCGAATCCCTTGTCCCGGTTGATGATCATGCTGTTGCCGTTGGCATCGTACAGCGTGAAGATGCTGCCAGCACCTGCGTATTCCTGGAGGATGGCGTAGATGGTGGCATCGCCCAGGATGTTCTTGTCCTCCTGCATATCGTAGAATGGCTTCATCTTGCGGATGAGAGGCTTGAGGATCTTCTCGTTGAAGACGTAGGTATCGGAGAAGTGCTTGTCGGTATTGAACTTGAACAGCGTACCGTTGTGCATGAACTGGAGGTCGAGCTTGTCCTGCTCCCTGTTCAGCACGGTGAAGGGATGGCAGTTGTCCACGCCCTTCACACCACCCGTCTTGAAGCGCAGATGCAGGAACACCGGGTGATCCTTGGCATCCTCAAGTCGCTTCATCACCAGTTTGGAGTCGTTGCCCTTGGGGTCGAACTCCCTGATGGTCTCGATCTTGCCACGATCGATGACGCTGATACCGTATCCGTCAGAGTTGACCTTGCACGCTGACCAGATCTTGTCCTCCGGGAGGATAATGCCCGGATCCCTCTGGATGATGACACACATATTATACCTCAACCGGCCATGTTGATGAAGCGCTTCTCAAGCTCGCGGTTGAGATGGGCGACGGGTGATTCGTTCGTGAAGATTGCTTCTACCTTTCCTGTTGCTTTGTTGAGACGGAATGACCGCTTCTTCATGGTCTTGTTGAGGGCGAGGATGTGCTCCTGCGTGATCTTGAACTTGGACTTGTCGAGGATCTGAATGATCTTCTCGGGTGTCTTGGCGTTGAAGATGATCTCTCGTACCTCGCTGCGAGCGATGATCTTCTTCATGTTGGGAATGGCAGCAACGAACTTCTTGAACACTGGGTACTTGTTGGACGGTGTGCTGTCGAGCCAGGCAAGGAATGCCTTGAGCGTAAGCTCGGTGATGTTGCGGCTCATGGTGTAGTTGTACATGGCATCAACGCACTCCAGGTTCTTGAGGACACTGGCGTACGAGACGATGCCGCGGAACAGACGCACCTCGATGGTGGGCTTGTTGGTGCGTACGTTGATGGCACCACGGATCTGCGAGACAACCTGCGTGGTGTTGCGGAAGCTGCGGACCTTGGATGAAGTGCCGAAGTTGGCAGTGGTTGCATAGTTGCGCATCGAGTGATCGTTGCGCTCCGACACAGCCAGCCAGAAGTCATAGTTGGCAGGGTTGTTGACCAGCCATGCCAGGTTGCGGATGTGCTTCTCATCGACGAAGGCAGTCCTGTCGATGTGGACATGCATGCCGTTATTGGTGTCCTTGCTGGTGTCGAACTGCTCGTAGTCCAGCTTGGAGAAGAAGTGTGCCCACTCTCGCTTCTGGGCACGCAAGGAACATGGAACAGTGACGAGCTCGACCCTGTTGCCCATGGATCCGGTGATGCTGCCGTCCTGCTTGCCGATCAGGAACAGCTCGTTGCATGCCTCGATGAGCCGCTTCATGGTGTAGTTGGTGGAGACCTCCAGCTCCACGCCATAGAGGACAGGCTTGACCTCTCCCTTGAGGGTGATCGGCCATTTCAGCATGTCACACGGTGAAGTGGAGTAGGAGAACACGGTGTGCAGTGCCGTACGATCCGCCTTGGTGATGGGCGGGTCATACTTGAAGCTCATGATGCCGACCACCAGGTCAGTGAAGTGGTGGTGGCGTTCGACACTGGCCTTGACGAAGGAGCGGACATCATCGCTGCTGGCCAGCTCCAGGCGACCAAAGATGGTAGAAGGAGATTCGGTGGTGCGAGAAGCACTGCGAGTGAACATCTTCTCGTTGGTGACGTAGTTCAGCAGCGGAGGCATCAGATGCGCAAGACAGAAGCTACCCTGGGCGGGGTAGAACTGACGCTCGCAGGTCATCAGGCCCGACGCTTCGAACTTGTCCTTGATCTTCTTGACGTGCTTGAGGATGTGTTCTTTATACGTAGCTTCGAGACCAGAACCAGTGAAGGTGGTAGCCGGCCACACCTGCGTAACGAGGTTTGGGCTGATGCTGCTTAGACGCCAGCCCGTATGCGTGGTCGAGACTTCTCGAATGTCGTGAGGACCATACGATTGCCAGGCGACATTCTCTCGGATGTATCCGTTGAAGCGCATGAACGCCAGGGTCCACAGGTCCTCTTCGGGAATAGCATTGACGAAGAAGCTGACAAACTCGTTGAAGGTGTTGCGGTTGGAAGTATCGACAGCGGCCAGGCAATCGATCATCAGGTAGGGCTGATAGAGGATATTGTTCTTGGTATAGAGACTCTTCAGCAGCTTGAACATGTCGCAGATACGGGGATAGCTGTTGTTTCCTGCCAGCTGTCGAGAGAATCCCGACTGCCAAAGCTTATTGAGGGCAGGGTTGAAGAGATGCTCGATTGGCAGTTCGATCTCAGGCAGCGAGTCGTCGAAGCTCTGAATGAGCTTGAACATGCAGTTTGATCCTTTCAAGATTGCTTGGGATGGTCAGTGCAGGGCAGAAGTTCAGTTCAGAAACCACGTATTGTCCTTTCTTTGCGAGCATGATGTCTGCTGCGCAAAGATGAGCGTGCTTGATGACAGCCATCGACGACAGACGATCGTAAGCGTCCGTGTGTCTTAGTCTGTTGAGTTCAGGGTTGTTGACGGTGACGAATGAGGAACCACACGCATGGTTCCATGGTCCGTTAGGATCCACGTCATCAGGAACTCTCTTGTAGAGTGTGATGACTGGAGTACCGAGACAGAAGATTATCCGGTACTCGTGTGCTTTCGGATAAAGCTCCGATACGTACTCTTTCGTGGGGTCCCAGTCGTAGGGGTCGTGGATGATGGCGTATCCGACGCCCTGGCTGTGTCTGAGGGGTCGCCTAACGAGCGGGGTACTAACGGATTCGAGGATGGAAACGTCTGCTCGACCCAGGTGTTCCAAGAGATCGTCATAGGACGAATACGAAGCTGGCGTAGGGATTCCTGCACTCGTGAGAGCTCTTCGTTGTTCGAGCTTGGTGGAACCTGTAAAAGATCTGATATCCTCATATCGGGCATCGGTGTTGAGCACCTCGCTAGGGTCTGGATAGTGGAGGAAGAAGTCACGTCGCCAATCAATGGGGCGATAGCTGTTGCCAGCAGTGACAGTACGGACACAACCTAAAGTACGCTTGATAAGACTTGGGGTCGTGTAAATGGATGGTGGTCGAACGACGTATCTCAAAGATTAGTATTCATCCTCCAGTGGTTCGAAGTCATCGATGTCGTAGTCCTCGTCATCGTCCCAATCGGGATCGATCAGATCGTCATCGTCATCGGGTTGCATCGACTAGCTCCTTAGTGTTGAGCAGTGCTGTGAAGCACGAGATGTCAGTTTTCCGTGCTGGTCGGAAGCGTGTGTAAACAAATGCATATTCCTGTTGTGTTGGAATATGCAGTGGATTACGAATTTCATTGAAAGTTAGAGAAGCTTTGCCTTTTGTACTTGGGCTTTCACTTATTCGCATTGCTCGGATAGTCAAAACTTGATTGAGCTTTGGCTTATGAACTGCATCAAACGTTGGACTATATTTGTCATTGATGCATACAACGACATCGCCTACCTGAAAGGTGCAATCCATGGTACCTCCATTGAAAGTGTTGGGTAGTTTGTTCGCTAACAAAGCGGGGACATACCCAGGTCCCCAAACAAAGAGCAGGAGCAGACGAAGTCTGCGATGCGAGCGAAGCGAGCAGTTTTGGCAGTCCATCTCTGGTACTATGGTAGGGCGTTTTTTACAGCCTTACGGCTGTATACTAAGGCGGCTACGAATCTCCCAGGATCGATTCAGCTTGCTCAGGCTGGAGGTTTGAATGGGGTTATTAAGGACAAATTATGATAGGAAGGCCGTGTCTGTGACCTTGATGATAGGAAGCCCTTGTCTGTGACCTTTGGTACCTGGTCCCACTTGCGATGTTTATAAAGGGTGAACCCCCGGAGGGTTAGCCCCGAGGGCTCCGTAACTGCAAAGCTGGTGGTTAGCTTACTGACACGCGCTTATCGCGGTCTTCTGAGGTGTGGATCTTTCGCGCTCATTCTGTCGCTTAGTCTCCACTTTGCCTCCTCGTGTAAACCGCATCTTTAGTCGGAAGGTGAGCAGTTTATCAGGACGTGCTCAGGTCCTCCGTGTAGCTCTATGCGGTAGCCTGCTTACCCATGGTCTTGTCGAGCAGCTGGACGAGACGTGCCTGTTCCTCGTCGGTGGCCGTGATTTTGGTGACGGGCTGCTGCGCCTGAATACGCGGCTTCCAGTCTTCCTTGGTCAGGACCTTGTAGACGATGGCACAGGAGGTGATGAGCTCCTCCAGAGTCTGGCACTTGGCCTCGTTCATGCGGACGTAGTGGTTGGCTCGCAGCCAGTCGGAGTTGGAGACCACGTTGAGCTTGTTCTCGATGTCGCTCTTGTCGGTGTCCCAGATGTTCTTGATGACGTCCTTCTCGCGATCCTTCGCCTTCTGGTGCCACGTCTTGGCATTGTCGAAGGTCCGACCATCAGCTGCCGAGGGCGTACCGTACAGCTGTGTGTGGCAGTTGTTGGCGAAGGTCGAGAGCAGGAATGCGAACGTCTTGTCTCGCAGGGCCGGGGCCTCATGCCCTGTATCAGTGGATGCTGTGCTGACGCGGAGAGGATCTTCGTTTGCGAGAGCGAGGAAAGGTTCGATCGCGACGAGGAGAGCTTCGACGAGCGGAGAGTCAGGCTGACGGATCGTCTTGGACTTAGCCATGATTGCTGTTCCTGTTTGTGGATGTTGAACTTCGTATTGTTTTTCTTTGCCCCCGGAAGGTCTCCCAGGAGCCGCAGGTTGTCACCCGCAGGGCGCGCCAGGGGCGCGAGCGCTTGCGCTTGACAACCGAGCACATGGGAGACCTATACAACATCTACAACGTGTTCTTATTGTTGTGATGTTGAAGCTCACATTGGAGGTTGTCAATCTCCCGAGCGTATTTATCTGCACGATACTGCATTGCAGCATGTGACTGCTCAGCTTCAGCATGTATCAATTCGGTACAGATGAAGTTGATAGCGTTGTGCAGGTTGGAGATGCGCTTGGTGATGCGCACGCTGATGATTGGATCGCACTTGGGACAGTGGCACTGACAGAAGCCGTTCATGGTCTGTTCCTTTACCGGAAGAGGTTGTAGAGGAGGATGAGGGCAAGTCCGACAATAGTCAGGACACCCGCGAGGTTGAAGATCTCGATCTCGTAATGCTCATCATCGATCATGGCTGGCTCTCCTTGAGTTCGTTGAGAATAAGCTCGATGATGTCGAGACCGACACCAACTTTGATTGGGTCAGGAGAATTCAGAAGTTCCATGCGGGACTTGAAGAGCGACTTGTGGTAGCTGTTGCCCAGTGCCACGAGTGTTGCGTGCTGATACAGTGGCTTGTGAGCATCGATCAGTAGTTGTTGGATCACAGTCATCTCAGCCTCCAAGAGCGAGAGTGCAGACCTCGATGAACACGTAGATGGCGTGAGCACAGAGGGTGAATACAACGGCGATGATGATAGGAAGTATGAAGTCATCGGTCATGTCAGGCCTCCATGAGCTTGGTGTAGTAGTACGCGAAGTACTCGTGGAAGTGATATGTGGGCTTGCGCTGGTTGGCATGCCACAGATGGTACATAACGATGTGCTGGTACATGTCAGGCTCTCCTGAGTGTGTAGATGCAGAGGATGATGGGCATCACCAGTGTGATGATAGGAAGAGCGAGGAACATCACAGCGAGATCTCCACATTCGAGATTGTGATACCAGCTGGATAGTGCTGTTCCACTTGGCGATATGCATACGCCAGTGAATAGGCGAGGATGACGATGTATCCGATGGATGTCGTGAAGGTGTATGTGCGCAGCATGGTTAGCCCTCCATCCGGTTGTAGTAACGCATGGCAATGCAGTAGTACTGATACTCACCTGGTAGATCGTAGAGCTTGCACTCGTACGACTGGTGTAGGTAGTAAAGGGCGATGTGCATGAACATGCTGGACTCCTTTTGCTGGGGACGAACTACTACACAGCAGTTGCTGCTGATTCCCGGACGCCTGGCCGGTCAGAGCCAGTTCTGTCAATGGCGAAAGCCACTTGGCTTTCGTTCACGAGTCGGAGGGAACTGCTGTGGGGCAGTGGAAGAACCGAGCACGACGACAACAGTTGAGTCTGAAGGTGCACTGATGCAGGACTACGAGTCGCGCACAGGTTCTGGAACTGCATCCACAGTTGAAAAGAAAACGACCGATACCTCGGTCGTAGCAGACGCCTCTAGCGTCTGCGGTTTCTTTTCGCTTAGGACCACACGCCGAAGGCGTGACCATATGCACCGGAGACGAAGCCATTGACAGGGCTGTAGCTCTGAGTGCCATCCTGAAGGGAATGGCCAGCAACTACTGTGTAGTAGTAGAGCTAGGTGAGGTCGTTCGGGAGAGTTCGTAGGTGCGACCGGAGAACGACCAAAGGACATAGGCATTCGATATGCCTATGGACTTTTGCGACCAAAGGGAGCACCGAACGACAAGCTCGCCAAAGGCACCTAACCTCTTGTGCGAGGGATACTCACCCGAAGGGCAGAGACACCGGTTCAGGTGGCTCTGTTCATGAGTAGCCCGGTCCGAAGGACGCACCACATGCTATTGCTTACGTAATACTATAACGTAGGGTATTATAATACCATATCAATACCAGCTTACATTGGCAGTTTCATAAGCAAATGCTTAGGGTGTAGCGTATTGGATGGCTGAGAGCTAGTGCAATACCCACCCACCCTCTACCCTTATGCTCATCTAGAGCATAAGCATATGATTCTACACATGCGATATCTTTAGAGGGGGTATGTAGGGGGGTAGGGTGAGTCTTTTTGATTGAATTCCACCTCAAATTTATCTCGTAGAAATTCCAGGTTTACCCTAAAGTGGCTCCCTAAGTATTGACAAAGCAATACATACTCCTATATAATATCTAAAGATACTAGAGAGTATATCTTTAGTAGAGCATAAGGCTCCTTAAGATATATTTATATATAATATATATATATATTTGTTGTAGTAGTATTTTTAGTATTATTATTTTAGTGGTTATTGTCGTTCTATTCTTTCTTTTCTAATGATTAGCTTACGTTAGTAAGCTATTTTTGCATTAGCAATACTAAAGATATACTTAAGGACATTTCTGTCTTTGTCGAACTATATAGAAAACCCATCTCCATTTCGTGTCGCCGCGAACAACGTTCGCCTTATGCGGTCCCTGTTCTTTGAAACGGCAGGGCCTGATAAGCAGTACGTTGTCTACACACTAAAGGACCACGATCACGTAGGCTACCCTAGTCTCTATCGTTTGTATATGGAGACCAACGATCCTACGGAATGGGAGTTTGCCCAGAAGTACGTAGATGGTTGGGACCACTGGGAGAGGCTTTGTGAGTCTCCTTTCTTCCAGCCCTACGTCCAGAGGTGGCGTAAGGAGCTGGAGCTCCGTATGAAAAGCAAAGCTCTCGCTCGAATCATGGCCGAGAGCAAGACCAGTGGAAAAGAAAGCTTCGCCGCCAACAAGTACCTCCTTGAGAAGGGGTGGGAACCCAAGGACGGCCAGAACAAGCGGGGCAGACCCTCCAAGCAGGAGATCGCCCAGGCCGCCAAGGAGCAGGCCCAGCACCTCACCAGGCTCGACGACGACTTCGAACGCATTACCCTCCAGAGGACCAACTAATGGGCCTCTACGCGGCCTCAGGGGCCATTCGGGTAACCGTCGTGAGTGGGAGTACCTGGACAGGGCTCTATGCCGCTGACGGGTCTCTAAACGTCATTGTAGCCCCAGGCACAAGCTTCGTAGGCGCCTACCATCCCTGCGGGGCTCTCTACGTCACCGTAGGCACCAGCACCACCATGGGCCACCACGCTCCTGATGGATCCATGTACGTGGTGGAAAGCTCCACAAACAACGGACCAGTTTTTGTATCAGTTGTTTCAGGATCACTAGCTACGGGCTCAAGGATACTACTGGAAGACGGTACTTCAAAGCTTCTTATGGAAGACGGTTCAGGATTGCTTTTGGAATGAGTGGCGTACGTATTGATGCCCTACCAGCAGGGTCAGCACTAACAGGTACAGAAGCATTCCCAGGCATGACCGGGAGTGTCGCCTACCGTTGGACCCCCGCTCAATTCACCACCTACGTCAAAGCCAACCTGGACACCATCACCACAGGTACCTGGCAAGGGAGTCCCATCGGTGTTCTCTACGGTGGTACCGGCCTGACAGCCCTTGGCTCAGGATCGATGCTTGTCGGCTCTGGAGCCACCATGGGGACGATCCCTGTTGGTGAAATCCACCAGAACCTGGTCATCTCAGATCAGACGGACAGACCAGCGTGGGAGAACCCACGTATCCCCCAAGTCTCCAAGAATACAGCCTATACGTTTGTTCTCAGCGATGGTGGCAAGCATTTTCTTCATCCATCGGCTGACACCACCCCCAGGACCTGGACGATCCCTGCCAACAGCTCGGTAGCGTTCCCCATTGGCAGCACCCTCACGTTCATCAACCAGAACGCTGCAGGCACCCTGACGATCGCCATCACCACCGACACCATGCGCCTGGCAGGAGCTGGTACCGCGGGCTCCAGGACCCTGACCGCTAACGGTATTGCTACCGCAATCAAGATCGCATCAACCGAATGGATGATCAACGGCGCTGGACTGACCTAAATGTCCGTCGCTGCGGTACTACTAACCCTCAATACATTCAATCCCAGTTCAGCCAGTGGTCTGGCACTCCTCACAGAAGGTGGAGACAAGCTCCTCCTCGAGAGTGGGGATCTACTCCTCCAGGACGTTGTCGTTCTGTCTACCAACGCTCTCCAGATGGAGACAGGGGACAGACTACTACTAGAGAACGGGGATCTTCTTCTTTTCGATGAATCCGGTGATCCGCCTGGCCCTCCGGTATCTACTTCAGCACTGCTCGACGTGTTTGGCGGAGAGCTTCTCGACGTCAATGGGCAGGCATTTCTTTCAGTTATTTAAGGTGAGATATGGCAGATACCAAAATTTCAGCACTTAGTGCAGGAACAGCCCTAGCGGGTACAGAAGTTGTACCAGCCGTCCAGGGCGGTTCTACGGTGAAGTCAACTATTGATGACATTTCTCTTAGAGCGGCTCAATACGGCTGTCCGCAAAACAGCAAGTCGGCTGACTACACCCTTGTCCTGGCTGATGCTGGCAAGCACATCCTGCATCCAGCGGCAGACACCAACAACAGGACGTTCACGATCCCGGCCAACGGGTCGGTGGCCTATCCCGTCGGGACGGCTGTCACGTTCGTGAACGAGGTCAACACGGTCACGATCGCGATCACGACCGACACGATGGTCCTCGCAAGCGCGGGCACGACCGGGTCAAGAACCCTGGCAGCCAATGGCATTGCCACCGCTCTAAAGATTACGAGCACCAAGTGGATCATTAGTGGGACAGGTCTCACCTAATGTTCATCCACCAGACCTTTGCGATCTACGGAGCAGCTCCACCAGCCGCAGGCTATACGCTGAACCCGGCCGACAATACGAACATGACCCTGTCGAACGGGGACAAGACAGCAACGTTCGCTGCGGCGAGGTCTATGGTTCGGTCGCTGACGCTTCGGTCCAGCGGAAAGTATTATTTCGAATTCTCATTCGGCACTGTCTCGGCAAGCGTCAGCCAGTGCGTTGGCATCACCGGGCAGGGAACGTCTCCTCCTGGCGCACTTCTTGGCGGCGACAGTACATCTGTAGGGATCGTCAGAGACGGGCGACTGTTCTATTCGTTTGGCGGCGCGGTCAGTGCTGGCTCTCTCGCCGCAGCAAACCACATTGGTGCGCTGGCATTCGACCTCACAGCCAAACTGGCATGGGCACGCGACGTGACGGGTGCCGGTGGCTGGATTGGGTCATCCACGGGCGCTGACCCGGCAGCGGGCACGAACGGCCTCGATTTTTCAGGAGCCTCACCGACTAGCTGGGGCGCGACGATCTACGCCGAGAACACCGAATCAGGAAACTGCACGATCAATCTCGGCGGGTCTGCGTTTACCGGCGCCGTTCCCTCCGGCTTCTCAGCCTGGGGCTGACGCATGAGCACCTTAATCACAGCCATTAGCGTCTCAGACGCGAACGCCAAGGCGCTACGAGCCGTCAACAAGTTCGGCATGCACCTTGCCGATTTTGCTGCACTGACCACGTCGAGCCGTTTCGACGGGTTCGGGAACGGCACCGGCTATAGGGTTTCCAACTGGATCTCCGATGGCGTCTTCGCCAACCTTGCGGCGGTCCAGGCTGTCTATCCCATCGTTCAGAGCGGGACGGACAAGGTCGATTGGGTTCTGCTGCAGACGGCTGTCGATTTTCTGAGTTACGGCGCGCTTGGTAGCGCGAGTCGAAAGAATACGGCCAGGACGCTCCATATCCCAGCTGGACTGTTCGACTGCAATCATCCTCTGCAGCTCGGTTACGGTTCGATGGCTACAGGCCCAGGCAACCTGAACGGTAACGGCTACACGTCCGTTCGCCTGATCGGTGAGGGTCAGCAGTACGACCCCTCCGGCAACGGCATGAACGGGACGACGCTCCAGTTCAGCTACACGAACGACGTTGGTGTCGCGATCAACAAAGGGGTGATGACCGAGATCCGTGGCATCACTTTCAATGGTGGCTACTCCTATTGCACGAGCAACAGCGCGTTCCTAAACAGCGCGAACGTGTGGGACATCGCAACGTTCAAGGACCCTGCGCTTCCGACCGTCAACTGGCTTGGCGGTGGGGCTGTCAACATAGGTATCGCAATCGATCCCTATTCCAACTCTACGTCGGCAGCGGCTTATCCGAGCCGCATCCTCCCGTCCTATTTCGGCGGGGGCACGACAAGTAACGGGACGGGCGGGTCCTCGGATATTCTTCTTGAAGACGTATCCATTCGGAATTTCGTTGTCGGGTACGGTCGCGTCCATGGCGACGGAAACGGCGAGTTCGTCCGGTTCGAGCGTGGGACCATCAACGGATGCCCCATCGGCCTGAACATCGGCCACAGCCAGTGCCGCAACGTCGCCTTCCGTGACTTCGACATCAAGTCGTTCCACACGGCGATCAGCAACCAGGGCGGCACGACGCAGAATGCGAACATGCATGGATCGTATGAAAACATCCATGCGTCGTATGGCTACCAGATGTTCAGCCATAACAACGGTGGCTGGTCGGGATCGATCACTATCCGCGACTCGTACGGCGAAGGCATCTACCGAATTGGCGATATCAGTTCCCGCGACCTGACGCTGGATAACTTCTACTTCTCGGCGTATGACGCTGGCGACTACATGACGCATCCGCTGGACCACATCTCCGGTCCGCACACGGTCATCCTGCGTGGTGGTCTCTACTCCGTGCAGAGCGGCTTGCATGTGAAGACGACCGGCTCGGACGCGACCCGTATCATCGTCGATGGTGCGCAGCTTGGGTCGCACGGAAGTCTCGGCTGGAACAACACGCAGCAGCGTGGAATTCGGTACATGAACGGCGTCCT